GTGAGCCAGGGACATGCCTACTCGGCACTTGCCATGGTGGCATCGGACACCCCGCAGGCTCAGGAAGCCGCGCGAGAGCTGGCCGCTGCCGTGGACTGGGTGCCGATGGAGCGAGCCAAGGCTGTGGTGGTTCTGGGTGGTGACGGCTTCATGCTGCAAACCCTGCACCAGATGATCGACGGGGGCCGCGTGCTGCCCGCCTATGGCCTCAATCTCGGGACGGTCGGCTTCCTGATGAACCGGTTCAGAAGCGGCAGGAAGCTGGTGGAGCGGATCAACCGCTCGCGCGCCGTGGCGGTCGATCCGCTGCGCATGGAGGCGTTCACCCGTTCCGGCGAAGCGCAGGTCCATTACGCCATCAACGAAGTCTCCCTGCTGCGTGAGACACGCCAGACGGCGAAGATCGAAGTGAGCGTGAACGAGAAGGTGCGGATCGAGGAACTGGTCTGCGACGGTGTACTGGTGGCCACGCCCGCCGGATCGACCGCTTATAATCTTTCCGCGAGCGGACCGATCCTGCCGCTCGATTCGCAACTTCTGGCTCTTACGCCGATCAGCCCCTTCCGGCCCCGCCGCTGGCGCGGCGCCTTGTTGCCCGATCGCAGCCGGATCAGCCTGCGCGTCCTGGACCCGGACAAGCGGCCCGTGGCAGCAGTGGCCGATCAGAAGGAAGTGCGCGACATTGCGGAGGTGCATCTTGAAATCGCGCGAGACAAGGAATTGACCCTGTTGTTCGACCCCGGCCACAGCCTGGACGAACGCATTGTCGCCGAACAATTTATCGCCTGAGCAAGAACCTGCATAAAATTTGTTTTTGGCCGCTTGCCAAACCATGCCGGCCTGCATATAGGCCCACTCCTGCCCGTCAGGGCTGCTCCCCGATAGCTCAGCGGTAGAGTAGGTGACTGTTAATCACTTGGCCGTAGGTTCGAATCCTACTCGGGGAGCCACTACTACCACAGAAACCTCCGTTTTCTGTGCCTCACAGTGAACGGAATGTCTCACCTAAAACGAGGGTGAGACATTCTAGTCGTTCGCAGTGAAGCGATATTCATCCGTTTTCTCTCCCTCTCGGGAGTGCATTTCCCACCGCGCCAGGGCGGTTATGGCATTGTCTGCCAGCCTCTTCTGGTTCGCGCTTTCGATGTAGTGGGCCAACGTCTCGTCACGAGTCTGCCCGCTCAGCGACTTCATGGTCTTGTTGGCCATTTCAAGTTCCGCCATGCGCCGCAACGTCGCCTTGCGCAGGCCATGTGCGGTGCAGTGTGGAAGCTCTGCAGCGATGCAGGCCTTCTTGAACCAGTTGCCGAAACTTTCCTTCGTGAAAGGCTTGCCGCGCTTCGTCATCAGGAAGCAGAACGGGCTCGTATGCTCGGGCGGCAGAGCAACGATCGCTTCGAGCAATTGCGGAGCCATCGCAACCCAGAGAACCTTACCCGTCTTTTCCTGCGTGATCGGAATACGCCCGTCGCGGATCTGAGCCTTACCCATCTTCACGACATCGGAGCGGCGCTGGTCGGTCCATAGAAGCAGTTCCATGGCGAGACGTTCGCGGCTGCCCAGCTTGTGATGCGCCCGGAATCGATCGATCTCCGCTTCGGTCCATGAGTGGAAGCCGGTGGACTTCTCACCGCGTGGCTGCTTGACCTTTTCGGAGAGGCGCACCGGGTTCTTCTCGCAGAAACCGCTCTTCACCGCGAAATCGAACAGGCGAATCAATTCCTTGCGGAGTTTGCGTGCGGCGTGGATGCCGCCCTTGGCCTTATTGCCTGTTCCAGTCTTGATCATCTTCTTGGCAACGATCTTGTCGATCGCCTCGAACGTAACGAGGCTCACGGGCCTATCGCCCCGCCCCGCCCGGAAGTCTTCGATCACGGCGCGGATCTTCGCCTGTGTCACATCGGATGGGCCAAGCCTTTCCGGCACGGCGAGATAGCGATTGACCAGGTCATTGAGCGTGCCCGGTGCGGCGCGTTGCTTCGGAGTCTCCGGAGCCGCATCTTCGATAGGGTTTAGGAACGCATCGTATTCGGCCCAGAACGCCTTGCTGCCGAACGGTGCGACGAAATAGCCGCCCTTGAGGCCCTTCTTGCGGAATCGCAAGCGTTCGGAGCCGTGCTGGCTCTTGAACCGCGAGACGTGAGGGGGGAGGAAGGCGTTCGACTTCAAGTGCTTGCCCATGCGCTACTCATCATCCCAGGGGTTGCGCGCCGGCGAATCGTTCGGCGCCTCCCCGATGATGATCTCGATTTTCTGGTTCACCAAATCCATGACGATGCGGGCGCGCGGAATCCCTGCCGTGACTACAGCCTTGGTGGCACGGTCAATGTCGGCCTGGGTGATGCGCGCCGGCGCTGTCATGCCGCCCTCGCCTCCATCTCAGCCACTGCTGCACTTATGCGGTTGCAAGCTGTCTCGAAGTGCTTGGGGTTCTTCTCGATGCCGTAGAAGCGCTTGCCCGCCCGGATCGCTGCAACGCCGGTGCTGCCTGTGCCCATGAAAGGGTCGCAGATCGTCTGGCCGTTCACGTTCGCCATGATCTTCGCCATGACGCGGTCAGGCTTCACGGTCGGGTGATCGTAGATCTTCGAAGGCGCCACCGGCGCAAAGACATAGCGGTGCATGTCTTCATGGGCGCCAACCGGGTGTAAGCCTTCATTCCAGGCATGGAAATAGGGCTCGCTGTCGAAGATGTAGTTCTTGTTCCGGTGCGGAGCCGGGTTTTCCTTGATCCATTGGCACAGCACCATTCGGCGGAAGTTTCCGCGCAGGTGGTCGCCCAGATCCAGAAGCTGGTCGGGATGGAAAAACACGATGCAAGACCCGCACAGCAGCGGATTGATGATGCTGTGATCGAAGCCCTTGTCCATGCCTTCCGCGATCAGCATGTGCGTTGCCTGACGTGCGGCCCGGAATTTCCCGGCCCCGACCGCGTTGAAGCGATATGGCGGGTCCATCACGTCCACGTCCATGCGGCCCAGCGTTGGTCTGATGGCGTAGGCGTCACCGAGATAGAGGGTTGCCTGACCGATGGTGATGGCCTCTTCCATCAGAATTCCCCCGGCAGCGGATCAGCGAGGCTCAGCACGCCGGCCGAACTTGTCAAGCGGCTGGGCGGCCGCAAAGCCGCGAAACCACCAGAGCGCTTCGGCAAGGCCATTGTCGAACTGTTCGTGACTGGTCATCCGATCACCTCAAATTCCTTAATGTCGAAGGGGTGGCCCGTGAGCGTCCAGCGGCAGGCTCCTTTGTCCGTCGCGGCCCAGCCAGCAGGCTCTTTTGCGCGCGTGTCGTAGCCATTCCGGAGAATGACATGCACACGCTTGCCTTGCGCCTCTGGTGGGCAATGTCCGGGGTTCGGCCGCACCGCATCAGTCCTTGCCCCGGAAGTGACGGACGACTTTCCCACCGTCCCAGAAGCCGCCGAGAATGCCATGGCGCGGGACAGAGCCGGGTGCGTAGGTCCTGGCCGCGAGCAGGCGTGCCCGCCGTAGATCCGGATCAAGTCCGCGAAGGACAGGCACGCGCCATGTGATCATCTTTCCCGCGCCGGACATCAGGCCTGATTCCTGTCGATGCCGAACTCTTCCTTGAAAGCGGCGACGTATTCGTCCCACTTCTCGGGAGCGAGGGCGCCGCGCTCAGGGACGCTGGAGTATGAGTAATACCGGATCGGCTCGACCTCTTTGCCCGCCTGGTTCTTGCGCTCGCAGAGGACATAGCCTTCACCGGTTGCCCGGAAGCTGATCTTGAGCGGCTGTCCGAAGCTGCTCATCAGCTCTTCCCCTTCCGGGCAGCGGCGCGCTTCGCTTCGCGCGCCTGACGCGCCAGCAGGGCGGTATCCTTCGGATTGCTGACGCCGAGCTTGCTGCCACGACCGTTGAAGAACTTCTTCCGGGCCGGGTTGGCATAGAGGCGAACCTCGCCCTTCCAGTTCCTGCTGGCGTGGACCTTGTGCGACGGCATGACCTGCCGCTGGATGCGGCGAATGAAGCTGCTCACTGGCCCAGCTCCTTCCACTTGGCGGCAATGGCCGCATCGACCTCGCGCGCCGTGTCGTCGTCATAGACCGCGCGGGCATTCACCCACTCGTTATCGACGTGCTTGAGGCCGGCGAGGTTCTTTGCCGCCGCGATGCTCTCGCGGATCTGGCGCAGTTTCGCATCGGAGGGGCTTTCCTCAGCATCGGAATGAGCCTCGCCCATGTCCTCATCGGCGCGGCCTTCCTGCCATTCGCCGGTATCGGCCTGGCGCGCGGTTTCCTCGTCAACCTCGGTCATGCCGCGCGCATCGGTCTGCGTGTCCTCGACCAGTTCACCGGTGTTGCGGTCGAAGTTCGGGATCTCATCGCCAAGTTCCTCGCCCAGCGTCTTACGGTCGGGCATGGTCTGGGCCTGCGGAGTGATGTCGATGACGTTGCCGACCTCGATTTCTTCGTCACCCTCGGCAAAGATGCCGGAGAAGCCGAAGGCGACGCGCGCGCCCTGCATCAGCGCACGATGGCGCAGCATGCGGCGCGGTGCGGTCTTCCATGGATCGGTGGGGCGCTTGCACTCTTCGAGATATTCGATGACCTTGACCGGGTGCTGGCGATCCTTGCGATAGATGATCGCCTCGATCGCTTCGATGCCGCCCTTCTCGTCGGCGTGATAATCGAACTCGATCCCGTCAAATGCGGGATGCTCGTTCATAATCCTGATCCAGCCATCGACCGAAACCATCGGCACAATGCCGCTGCCCTTGGCCGGGAAGGCATACATTTCCTTGAGCAGCGGATTGAGGCCGTATTCATTAGCCACCACGACAAGGGCGAAGAATTCCTCGTCGCTCCGGCAGGCAGAAAATACCGTGCTGCGCAGGGTCTTCTGCAGCGCCTGGGGAGAGATTTTCAGCTTAACCGCCATCGCCTCAAGGGCATTGCGCGGCTTCTGCTCAGCCTGCCGTGCCGCAATGGCGCGCTGCTGGCTCTCTTCGATTTCACGGTTGGCGGTGGCTACGGCCATGGAACGTGCGTTTCCCATCAGGAAAGTCCTTTCTCGCGGAAGTGGAAGAAGATGCGGGCCGCTGCGTCGCAATCCGGGCGAGCGCGGTGAGCGTTGGCGTGTTCCTCGCCAAAGAAGTGGCGGATCGTCTCTGCCAGCGAGGGCCATTTGTAATCCCGTTCATGCCGGGCGCGCGGGCTGGGGATTTTGCAGTGGCTGGTGCTGCGGTGCATGGTGCAGAAGGTCGGGCGGGGATTATCCCACTTTTCGCCGCGCACACGCGCCGCCATGATCCGCATCATCCGAATGTAGAAGCTGACGTTGTGACCAATGACGACTTCGGCTTCATCGATCAGGCTCAGGAACCGGGTCAGGGCCATGTCCGGGGCAATACCTTCGGACTGGGCAATCTCGGTCGTGATGCCATGGATCGCTGCCATGTCAGCCGGGATCTCGATGCCAGGATTGATGATGGCATCGAAGCTGTCGATTTCCACGCCGCTGCGGTCGAACAGGCTGCAAGCCAGATCGACGACATGTGGCTGACGGGGATCATCGCTCGGTTCGTTCCAGAGCGGCAACCCGGTGGTTTCAGTGTCGAATACAAGAAACATGCTTTCCTCCCTCAGCGAGTGACGGCTTTCGTGGCCTGCCAGATGTGGACACCTGCGATTTGGCGGACACCGGCCTTGACGCGGCGCGCGACGGCCTTCTCGACGGCCTGCCGGACGCCCTCGTCATCAAGGACCTCGATCACGGCGAGCGTGTAGTCGTTGACCTGGCTCTGCCATTCCTTGCGGCCCGACACGATGACGCCGGTATCCGCGCTGCGGATCGGCTCAGGGGCCTTGGGGATCACCACCGGCGCGGCAACGACCTCGACGGCTTCCATGGCCTCAACATCGCCCTGCCCTTCGGCTGCGGCACGCTGGCGCTCGGCCTCGGCTGCCGCCTCGGCTTCGGCACGGGCACGCGCTTCCTCGGCGCGGCGCGCAGCCTCGCGCTTCGCTTCCTCGACGCGCAGAAACTCGGTCTGCTTCGCCGTGATGATGTTCTTCGCTTCGGTCAGATCAGCCAGCAGGCGGTTCTTCTCGGCATCCGCCACGCGCCCCGCATCGAGATAGGGCTGCTTGACGGTCTTGTGCGTATCGTTGACTGCGCCTTCCATGGCGCGGATCTGCTTCACCAGATCACCGGCCAGCGCGGCCTTTTCGGCGGTATCCACCACGGCACGGTCAGCGCCGGCGCGCAAATCAGCGATGCGCTGCTCGAACTGGGGGTGCTTCTCGATCATGCCCTCGCGGAAATCGATCTTCACCTGCTCTTCGGGCGGGGGCTGATTGTGCCCGATGCCTGCGCTGACGGGGTTTTCGCCGGGCAGCGGGGCTTCGGGTTCAGCGATGGCGGGCTTGGTGATGGGCACGGCGTTTCCTTTCGTCAGAACGGCAGTGGAGCGGTGAGCGGGTCGTAGCGGCGCTTCGGATCGGCAAAGGCCGACTTGGGGGCGTGATCGCGGGCCCAGACCTGCTTGCCGCAGTATTGGCGGTATTCCTGCTCGGTGATCGGTGAGCCGCCGCACTTGGGCCAGGCGTCGTCGAAGTCGATCGGCTCGCCATTGGCCTCGGCCTGCCAGCGCCAGGAGCGGTCCAGCACTTCACCAGTGTCCGGGTCGTGCGGCGGGCCGTACCAGATGCGGATTCCGGCCAGCACGCCGCCGCTGCGCAGCTTCATGCGGTAGAAGCCCGCCACGGGGCGTTCGACTTCGAGCGCGCCTTCCACGATGACGGGGCGACTGGTGCGCTCGGCGTAGGGGGTGGTGGAGCGGGTCACTTCGCGCCCTCCCCCGTCTCGACATATCCGGTTGGCTCAAACGCCACGGGCCTGCCGCTGGCGTATTCCCAGCGCCCACGCCAACGCGCGACGGCTTGCTCGCTGCCGTTGCCGATCAGGCGGAAATTGCCGTTGCGGGCCGTGTCGTCGATGGGGTGGAGGGGTTGGCGGTCCGTCATTCCGGGAACTCGCTGTGCTCGACGTTGTCCAGCAGGCGGCCGGCGCTCTTCTTGCCGACGCGCTGCATTTCCATGCCGTGCGGCCCACGCCGGGGTGCATATTCGCCAAGCTGTTTCAGGAAGAACGCCACGCCAGCGGCAGCGCATTGATCGCGTAGGGACCTGGCCCAATCGGTATGCATTATGCGGGCTGCGCGACCGCTTTCGCCGCCGACGATGACCCAATTGACCTTATGTACGCATGGCCATGTGCCATCAACGTCTTCACCGGTCAGGCAATTGATGAAGAACCCAGGGTGATATTCAATATTCGCGAGATCTACCGCCCCAAGCAGTGGTTCCATGGAAAGGAACCTCACCGCAGCAGGAGTATCCAGCAAATAAGGAATGCGCTCATCTGCCCGCGCCTGATCCTCAACCGAGACGCCAAGCCAGACGTTAGGGAGGCACGAATTCTCCGCTTGGCGCATGAGAAAATCTGCTTGCGCGCCTGACGATCCGCCCAGCGAGCCCATCATATCAGCAATGGCACCAGCTCCGGTCGCAGAAGTAATCCTGTCACAATAACTTGCCATCCGCGCGCTGCGCTTCGTGAGCACCTGGAACGTGTGCTGCGGGCACAAAGCCATCACCGCGAAAACGCGGTCGATCCATTCGTCAGGCACGTTCTCGTGAAACAGATCGCCATGCGCGCAGACGAAGATTTTGCGCGGCCGGCGCCAGCGCAGCGGCTTGAGCAATTCAGCCTCATTGAAGCGAACCTCTCCGGTCCACACCGGCCCGGCTTTGCTCGGCCGTGTCAGCCCCGCCCGGCTCGCGACATTGCGCAGCCGCGTTCCCGCCAGTTTCATGGCGTAGCAGTTCGTGCAGCCCGGGGATGTGACGCTACAGCCCGTGACCGGGTTCCACGTCGCATCGGTCCATTCGATCGCGGTTCCGTCAGCCACGGCGACCTCCCCAGATCTTGCCCAGGAAGTATTCCGCCATCAGGCCCAGCGTGATCGCGCCCGCAATGAGGCCGATCACCAGCACCGGGCGCGCCGGTTCGGCATCGGCCTCGCGCTGGACGGTTTCCGGCCAAGGGGTTTCAGACCCGGCCGTCATTCGACAGACCCACCCTTGGGATCTTCGATTTCGACCTTCTCGCCGTTGATCTCGATGAGGCCGGGACGAAGAGACGTGATCATGCCGGTGACGCCGACAAGAGCTTTCGCGTGGTTGCTCAACCAGCGTGCAAGCGGCTTCTCGCCCTTGTTCTTGGCGTCAGCCGAGGAATATGCCGCAGCCGCATAGAGGCCGAAGGGATGCGAATATTCTGCTGCAGCGCGCAGCAGCGCGTCTTCGGGAGTTTCAGCGTCAACATAGGTGTGACCTGGATCGGACAAAAACGGAGCAGCAAAGCTGTTCGTCTCGATATAGAATTCAGCCAAAGCGGTTCTCCCACGCCCACGGGCTGCGCTCATCGGCGGCGTAGGCGGCAAAGCGGATTTCATCGGGGATCAGCGCCGCCTCGCGCCGGGCGCGCTCAGCGATCACCTGCGGCACGATCTCGGCCTGATTGTCGATAATGGTGAAGCGTGGCCCCTCCGGGGCGCGGCGATCGATGGGGCGAACCCTTCCGCCACAACGGATCGGCGGAATAGCAACCAGAGGAAGCGCGCGGCGGCGGATTGCGGGCGTCACTTGACCCTCCCGCCCGGCGCGATCTCGCCGGCAATGACGGCGCCAATCCCCGCCGCGACCGGATCGGTCAGCAGCAGGAAGGCCGCAAAGACGAGAACCACGGTCCACAGGGACAGAATGGAACGGGAGCGCGTCGAGCAAGCCCCCCTCGGGTGAAACGAAATCGCCCCCGTTCCATGCTGTTGCACCGGGGCACCGGTGCGCGCGGCGGCCGGGTTGCCCGGCCTGTGCTTCTGAATTTCTGGCTCAATCGCCTCGTCGCGGTCGCAGCACCATTTCAGGTGGGCCCGGCGCGTGATGCGCTGATCGGCGGTCAGGGCGTTGTCGCGGCGCAGCGTGGGTTCGTGGGGCGCGGTCATGCCGCCTCTCCCAGTGCCGCAGCCGCAATGGCCGCGTCGATCACTTCGTCATGGAACGGAGCAAGGCACCCGCTCGGGGCGCGGAACATCATCGGGAAGCCGCTGCGCACCATCCATGCAAAGCGGGCCTGAGTAGGCGTGAAGCGCCAGCGGGAGACGCCAAGGCGCTGGCGTTCATCGCCGCGCACCGCGTCATAGACCGGGCGCCAGAAGCCGTCGCCGTCCTGCTCCTCGTCCTCGACGAGAACCCAGCCATCGACCGGATCAATTCCGGGAACCGCGCCGGGAATGGCTCCACCGGGGAGAGCGCTGTCCCGTCCCTCCCCGGCTTCGCCTATCGTCGTGCTTCCAGACAACGACGAAGAGGATTCGGAAATGGACCTAGAAGTGTATCCGGTATCAGCCGTGCTTGGTGCAGCGGCAGCAATGGACGGCTCGCATATCCTAGTGAAATGCGCATGGAGTGATGGCGAAGAGTTCATTCTTCGCCTCCCGCTGCATATTGCCGAGCATTTGCAGAATGTCGTGCAGATGGCGCTCGCAGATGCGGCGCGGAATGGAGGGGGCCATAATTGCCAGCCTCCAATAGTCCGATCACTTGCCCTCCAGGCTTCTCCACAAGAAGGAGCCGAGATCCTGACGATCGAGATAGAAGGTGGGATGAACCTGCATTTTCAGGTCCCGTCCGGGAAATATCAGAAGGGCATTCTCCGTCTGCCGGATCCAGCCAGCCAGAACCCAATGCCGGATAGCTGAGTGCCAGTGCGGTCTGCTCAGCCGAAGTGAAAGGAGATGACACTGCACAGCGCCGCGGGAATCGGGAACGGCGCCTTCGGTTGCGGGGGGGGAAGTCGTGCATCGCCATCTCCTTTCGGAGACGGCAATTACAATCCGGTTGTTATGTGGTCAACAACTATTTTGTTACTCACGCCGAGATCAACAACCGAGGCGCGCGGAGATGGGATTTACCGCAGTTTAGAGCATGCATTGTATTCGACAATCATCCACCTCTGGTATTCCCGCTCATTGCCTTGGTTCAGCCATTCCTGCTTCGCCTCGCCGGCGGCGCGGCAAGCGTCCCGAGGATCAATCCCATTCTTTTCAGCGATTTCGAAACGCCTTTCCGCGCGCTCAGCTGCTGACGAGCAGGCTGACACCATCAGCAGAGAGGTTGCTGCAACGATTATCCTGCTCACCATGCACACCTCATAAAATCCGCCTGCCGAACCATACAACCCGCCCGATAACGCTGATCTCGTCAGCCAACCTTTCATGGGCCTGATACATGGAATTGCGGCTGATTACACGAATCAGGGGAGGATCGCTCCCAGGCACCTTTTCGAGATATTTGATTACGTGCCCATCTCCGTCCCACAGGCAAAACGCTCCCGGCTGGGCGAGTGATCGGCGCCGCGTATCCACCAGCAGCACATCGCCGCCAAAGAACTCAGGCTCCATCGAATTGCCCTCAACAGCCATTGCGAGCAGTGCTTGCGGGGAAGCCTTCAACTCACGTTCAATCAAATCTCGTGAGAAGGACATTAGGCCGGGATCATCATCACCTGTTCCGCCCATTCCCATGCCTGCCCACGTTGGCAAAACCTGAATTTCCACGCTCGCGTCCACCAAACCCATATGCAGGTGAGGGTCTTCGCTAGTTTCTCCATCTGCTGCCTGCAGCGCCGGTATGATGAATCGGGTCCACGGCGGCATGCGCTTGTTGTTGCCCTGCTCGAACTTCGAGAGGTTCTGTTGAGAGAGTTTGAACGGATCTCCTGCCTCAAGCGCTAGGCCGTTGATGCGAGCTGCCAGATCAGCAGCAGACATCTTTCTACGATCACGCTCTTTCTGACACCAGCGACCGGCTTCTCCTGGATTGTCGGGAAGTTTCATGGCCTCGCATTCTACAAAATTCGGGCCGCGACCACCTCCACAAAAGGGTTGTCCTGATAACAACTCGGTTGTATCAAGCCGGGTCATGACTGAAACCGTCCTTCAACGCGCATTGGCCGCACCCCCTTTCGAGGGAAACCAGAGCAAGTTCGCTGTGGCGATCGGCACGAGCCAGCAAAACATTTCCAATTGGATCAGGAAGCGAAGCCAGCTTCCGGCTGAGCATGTCCTTAGGGCTGAGGAAGTGACTGGGATTCCGCGCCATGAATGGCGCCCGGACATATATCCTGCGCAGCAACCAGAGGCTTCGCGGGCGGCATGACCTCTCGCCCGATCCCAATCGAGGCTGATCGCAATAGGTTCCGCGCGATCATGGCTGTTCTGCGGTCCGAGGTGGCCCGGGCGTATGAAACAAGTCCTCGATCGTTGCCAAAGCGCGCTGCAGCAGGAGGTAGGAATGACTGTTAGGGTCAGCCTTTTCGATTTGCGCTTCAAGTGCGCGGCAAGTGCTTTCCCTGCGCTCGTTGCGGTGGGCTTCAAGCGGCCATGTGCTGAAAATGAGATCGAGCAGGACCAGTTCATAGGCCGAGCATTTGGCGCTGAGTTCCGCGACCTGTTGGGCAAGTTCATCCATATCCAGTCTCCATCGTTGTGTCGCAACTCGGTGGCGGCACAAATGGCTATGCACTCCCCTTCGGCAAGCCCGGCAGATGAGCATCGCAGGATTCCAGAATCCGCTCCGCAATCCGGCGCGCGTCCTCGATCGGAACCGATACCTGGACACTTCTGGCGCGTGGACGTTTCGCGCCGCGAGCCTCGGCCCATTCCACCCGCCACACTAACGCTAGGCCCCCGACTGACGATTGGAAGCCCGTCAGCGGATGATGCTGGAAGGTGCCGTTCGGATTGCGGTCCCACTCGTCCTGATAATTCATGTCTCGAATCTCCATCGTCGTGTCGCAACGTCACGATGGAGGGCGGCGTCCCTGTGTCAAGCAAGGGCGCCGCCATATGAATTGGCCGGAAATCACATTCATCGCCCTTGGCGTCAGCTTCATCACGACTGCGCTGTGCGCCGCGTTCTTCGCCGGCGCGAAACGGCGCGCGGCGATCGATGCGGGTGAGCCCGCGGGTCGCGTGGCCGGGGACATCGCTGAAACAGCGGGCCCCGGCCTTTCTGATTACTCCTTTCATGACGCTGGAAATAGCAGCGCGGGGCAACAGGATCATGGCTGACAGTTCTACGATCATACGCGAGCGCCAGCTTGCGGTGCGCCGCGAGATCGATCGTCGCGGTATCTCGCTCAAGGCCACGGCGCTGGACAGCGATATCCCTTACGCCACGCTGCTTTCCTACTTGCCCGCACCCGGTTCACGCGATCCGGCCGTCATGCCGGTTTCAGCGTTGTTTTCCCTGATCGGCATCCTGCCCGACGATCTTCTGTCGCTGCTGCTGCCCGACACGAGGCGCATCATCACGGTGCCGGAAGAACTCGATCACGACGAGCTGTGCGAGGCGATGCAGGATTACCTGCACCACAAGGCGAAAGCCCATCACCCTGACAGCCCAGGCGGCCGTGAAATCACCGAAGACGAAGACGCCGAACTGGACGCGAAGGCGGCCCGGTTGGTGGCCGTGAAACCTTGAATGGAGGGAACGATGCAAGCGACTACCGCAATTCTGATACTCGGCGCGGCCTATGCTGTCTCGATCATAGTGCTGGTCTGGCTGATCAATGATCGGATCAAGATGCGCGCCCTGCTCAAGGATCGCGCCCGCCAGCTCGGACGCCTTGAAGCGCAATTCGTCCAGTTCCGCGCAGATGCTGAAATCGGCCGCAAGGCACGCGAACAGCGCGAAGCGGCCCGGATCAAGGCTGACGAGGCCAATCGCCGCAAGCGCGCCGAGAAGGCCGCCTGAAATGAAAGCAAACAAAGTCTGCTCTGTGGATGGTTGCCCCACCTCTCACGATGCGAAGGGCTTCTGCCGTAAGCATTATGCGGCGTGGAGGCGTTATGGAGACGCGCTTCACGATAAACGAACACTCGGCGCCCCATCGGCATACATGATTGAGAGTGTGCTGCTCAACTACTCCAATGACTGCATTTTTTGGCCGTTCTCAAAGTACGGGCGTGGCTACGGCCAGATTACCTTCGGAGGAAGGCACTGGAGCGTTCACAGACTGGTTTGCGAGATAAAATACGGTCCGCCTCCAACCTCATCGCACGTTGCAGCGCACTCCTGCGGAAATGGCCATCTTGGTTGCGTGAACCCAAAGCATGTTCGCTGGGCAACTCCATCGGAAAATCAAGCTGACCGCCTCATCCATGGAACAGATGCTCGTGGTGAAAAGGCTGATCGATCCAAGCTTACCGAGAACGATGTCAGAGCAATCTGGTGCCTCATCGGCACAACTTCACTGTCCAAAATTGCCGCGCAGTTTGGCGTGACCAAGGCTGCAATTCAGCAAATCTCAGAAGGAAAGTCGTGGGGTTGGCTCACGCAAACTTTGAAAGCGAAAGGAGAATAACATGGCCAGTGCAGCCAGGAAGGAAGACGGCGAAGGCGCCGGCATCAGCGGTGAATATTCGCGGCCCGATGCCGAGCGGGCATTTGAGATCTACGACAACCAGATCAAGGCCAAGCAGGCCCGGCTCGCGGAACTGCGCGGCGACCTGAGCGATCCCTATTCCCTGATCAAGGACGAATGCCATTTCCCGCGCAAGGTGCTGGATTTCATCGTCCATCTCGAAAATCAGGAAGACGCCAAGCGCGATCATATGCTTCTGGCGCTCAGCGAAGGCCTGAAACACCGCAAGCTGTTCCTGCCCCGCGATCTCGTGACGCTCGCCAATGGCGAGGACGGTAACGAGGTGATTCCCACCGGCGAACGCGAACGCCCCAAGCTGGCAACCCTGCATGGCAAGCCGGCCGATGACGGATTCGAGGCCAGCGAGGAAGAACTGGCGGCCCAGAAGAACCGGCCCAGCACCGAGACGGCACAGGCCGAAGCGGATGCAGCCGGTGAAGCCGAAGCTGCTGAGTGACGCCCCCGAGGGATCGGTTTCGGCCGATCCCGACGATGGCGACATTCACCGGGGGCGAGATTTTGACCAAGCCTATAAACCAGATCGACCCAGCACTGCTTCGGCGTTTGCTCCGTTATGAACCGGAGACGGGAAAGCTGTATTGGTTGGCAAGGACTGCCGATAGCTGGCCGGATGCACCACCTTCCAAACGCCAGGCGTGGAACTCTCAGTTTGCTGGGAAGGAGACATTCCGAACTTGCGGCAGCCACGGTTATCAGGCGGGTCCGATAATGGGGCGCACAGGCTTCCTCGCGCATCGCATCGCTTGGGCAATCGTGTACGGAGAATGGCCAACAGAAATCGACCACATCAACGGCGACCGATGCGACAACCGCTTGGAAAATTTGCGGATGGTCTCGCGTCGAACCAACACGAAAAACCGCCGTCTCTTGGCCAGCAACCGCTCTGGCGCACACGGCGTCTATTGGGCTCGTCATGCGGGAAAGTGGCGAGCAGAGATTAAATCAGAAACTGGACGCATTCACCTTGGTTACTTCACCAGTAAGATCGACGCGATTGCAGCACGTCGAGCGGCTGAACGCGAGCATGGCTTTCATCCTAACCATGGGCGAGCGGCATGAGGCTCTTAGCTCTCGACCTTTCCAAGTCGAACACAGGATGGTGTGTCTGGCACAAGGGTTGGCTGGCCCCCAGATACGGCAGTCAGCGGCTCGGCAGTGAATTCACAACTGACGGCGGGGTTTTCACCAAATGTCATGAAATGCTTGCCGAACTGCACGCTGCGGCAGGGTTTGATGTGATCTACTATGAGCAGGCAATTTTGCCTGCAAACCTCAACGGCAATACAAATCTTCGCGCACTTTCCCTCGCGTCTGGCCTTGCTGCTCATGTCGAGAGTTTTGCGCACGCCTACGGATGCCGCGTCTACGCCATTAACGTCTCTACCTGGCGGAAAGATTTTGTAACATCCGACCTCGTCAAGGACACTCAGCGAAGAGCACGGGCGAAACGTGAGCGGACGGGCAAGAAGGTCTCGGCCAGAGATGCTCTAAAGCAACATACATTGTCGCGCTGTAAACAGCTCGGCTTCGCGCCGCGCAATTACGACGAGGCAGACGCGATCGGAATCTGCGACTTCGCGCTGGTCTTCCATGAACACATCACACCACCCTGGCGCATGGAGAACATCCTGCTGCCTCCGTTGGAGGTTGTGTCGTGAGCCATTACGAAAGCCTCGATCACGTCAGCCCGCAGGGCTACGCCGCGCATCTCGCGACCTACATCAGCGACGCCGGAAAGATCCAGAAGCTCACCCGGCACCATTACAGCGAGACGATACCGCTTACCTACATCGAGGGCTGCATTGCCCACGAGCGTCGTCCGCAACGGTTACACCGCCTCAAAAGCAGCGAAGACAAGGCGATGCGCCGGGCCGAGATTGACTATCTGCGCAGCCTGCTGGTCGAGTTTTCCGAGCCCGGTTTCCCCGATCCTGAAAGGTTCGCTGACACCCTGCCGGACAATATCGTCCTCGCTCTGTTAGAGGCCTGGCGCAGCAAGGACCCTGAAAATTCTGGCTGCTGGCGCGTCAGCGATAAGATGGCACCGCAGATGTGGTCTTCCGGCCTCGTTGCCGTGAAGGGGCCCTACCTGACCTGCTTTGGCAATGACGTGCGCAAGGCGGTGGAGCAATGGTAGTTTATGGCACCTTGGCCCATGAAAATTTGCTGCTGCGCCATATCGAAGCCGTAGCCGATGCTGGAACCGTTCTTGAAGGTAACACAGGCCTTGCCGACGCGATCGGGCTGACCAGTTCGGAGCAGGTCCAGAAGCTGTTCTCCAAGCTGGTCATCGCAAAGCGCATCAAGGTTCAGATCATCAGCAATCGGCGTGTTGTGACCGTTCTGGAAACGGGCAAACGGACCGGAAAGCCTGTGGTCCCCAAGTCAAAGAACCATGTGCCGCGTGATCGCTCGGAAAGACCTCCAGCGCAGGTCAAAGAGGAAGCCGCACCGGTCATACAGACCCGCGATCCCTGCATCGCCTGCGGCGTCCCTTATCACCGCCATGATCGCCTTGGCTGCAAGCGGTGGAGGGTTCTCTGATGGGCCAGATCAAATGGTACAAACGCGACCCAGATGCAGCCCTCAACGGGATGATGGAACTCACCCTTGAGGAGCGCGGTGCCTACAACACCGTTCTGGATCTCATCTACACCCGCGACGGGAATTTGCCTGACGATGACCACTTCATTGCCGGGTGGTGCCGGGTCGATCTGCGCGTCTGGAAGCGGATAAAGAAGGTGCTGATGGAGCGCGGAAAGCTCTACATCCGCGACGGCCAGATCCGCAATTCGAAGGCAGATGTGGAGGTAACTAACGCCCTAAGTAGGGTCGGAAGTGCCAGAGACGCAGGACTTAGCAGTGCACGTAGCAAAAGCCGCAAGTCCAAGCCTGATGACAGAAAAAACAGTAACTTAGGTTCAACGGGCGTTGCGACGGATGCTTCAACGACCGTTTCAACTAACCACAACCACAACCACATAGAAGATACTAACGTATCTTCCCCCCCTATATCCCCCACGAAGAAATCTCGCGGGAAGGACTGGCCGGAGATCCCGGAGTGGATTCCGACTGAGCCGTGGAACGGGTTCATCGAGATGCGGAAGCGCTTCGGCAAGATGCCCACCGCTCGGGCAGCGAAGATGCTCATCGGGAAATTGGACGAACTGCGAACCTCGGGGTGCGACCCCGGCGCCGTGCTGGACCAATCGACCCTGAAAAACTGGACTGACGTTTACCCTCTCAAGGATCGGAACAATGGAACAGGCCAATCTTCCCGTTACGACAACCGAGACGGATTTGAGATCGCTCTCGACAACCGGATCGCTGCTCGACGCGCTGCGGGCGCTTCCGAAGCGCTTGAGTGACGCGGACCTCGCAGCGGTGCGCAAGGTGGCGGAATATGACCTGCCGGAATATCCTCCCTGCGATCCGGCTGCGCTGGAGGAAGAACTTCGGATGCTGACCGTTCTCCCTCGGAAGCAGGCTGGCGTTGTGACCGGCGAACTGCTCATCGCCGCCTACGTCCATGTGTTGGGGAAATATCCGAAGCCGGCCATCCGCTTCCTGCGCGATCATGCGCTGAACCACTGCAAGTTCATGCCCTCGCCGCCTGAGTGCGTTGAGATCATCTCTCGCTGGGAACGGCGTGATGCCAAGTCGAAGCGCTACGCTCGATCGCTCTACGATAACGAAATCCAGGCCAGATACGACGACGCGATGCGGGCCCTGAAATGGGGCGAGATGGAGCAGGCCCAGATCGACGCCCTGCCGGAGCGCTGGAAGCATCACGCCGCGGACAAGGGCTATGTCCTGCCGGAGAAGAACGAGGCTGGCGAGATCGTCCGGTATCTTCGCCGTCCGGTCGCTCTGGGCAATCCGGAAAGCCTCGGCCAGATCAAGGCCGCGCTTGGAGACAGGTTCCCCAGCGAACGCGATGGAGGTGCTGCATGAACCTGCCCCAACTCCTGAAACCGGACCTGATCGACGCGGCGCTCCTGGGTGCCACAGAGGATGCTCAGGGCCGAATGCTTGTCCCGGCCTATGACGTTCCGGATCACTTCACCGTGACGCGCGGCTTCGGGATGTATGACGGGTTCGCAGCGCTGAACCGGATCGGTCTGGCCTATCGCGCCGAACTGCTGACGAGGATCGCATGAAAACCCCGGATCATACCGATGGTGCGCCTGTGCGCAGCGAAGCCGAGCAGCGCAAGGCCGAGGTTAGGGCCCGGCTCGACGCGCTGATGAAGCCCAACCCCAAGGCCGGGCTGCGGTACGCCGCCAAACTGCCCGAGAAGCGCCGCAAGGCCTTCGTGAAGCGCCTCAAGGGAACGTGCTGGTGAGCGGCCCTATCCGATCATCTCTGGGACGCTTTGCCGGGTCGATGCGCGATCCTGACCCGGCCAATGCCCTGCGCAAGGCCAAGGAGGCCTACGACGCCAGTGACGGCGAAATCGTGCTGATCAACCGGGCGTGGCTGTCTAACTGGACTGACCAGAAGCAGCTCGATCTATTGGCCGTGAAAGCTTACGGTTTGGATAAGGGTAAGGTTTGAAGTGACTGAATATAAAGAGAAATCACCTGCCGGAACCCTGCGCCGCATCCGTTCGGAACAAGCCGCTGAGCGGCGCAGGGTCAGCGACATGCTGGCGCGCGACAAGGCCGACCGCAACCGTGAGGCGTTTCGCGAACAGGCGGAGATGGAGGTCAGGGAAGGCGTGTTCGTCAACCTGGCTGGAACCGTGGTCGAACCTACGCAGGAGTGGCTGGAAAAGGCCGACACAACGGCATTCATTCCCAAGCAGCCCAAGGGCACGGTGCGGGTCATCAAGACCGTCAAGCGGCTTGCCGTCCCTGTCGTGGTCAGGCTCTGCTCGGACGGAAAGCTGAGTTTCGAAGCCATGATGGCCTGTAAGCGCTACAGGGAGATCTATGAATTGACTGGCCTTGATGGCCGTGTCGCAATTGCTCGATATGGAATCCAGGGAACAATGCCGGGCCGCGTAATGGCGCCCTCAACGCGGATGCCTATTGCCGAATGGGAAGCAGTTGCCCGCGAGGAATATCGGGCAGCGCGGGATATCTTCAAACCCCGTCACCGCAAGTTCTTCGAGGCGATCGTTCTTGAAGATAATTCACCGCGCAAAGCCCGCGCAGGAACCTGCCGAAATGGCAAGGAAACCAAGCTGTTCAGCGCGCTTGCTACTGCACTGGTAAGGTTCTATCAGGACTTCGGTGTCCGACTTGTCCAGCGTGCCGGTGACGGCGAGGATTGACATGGGGACCAATTCAGCACATCTTTTCCGAAATCTACAAATCCGCCAAGAGCGGACAGCCCCGCCCCGCGCGGGGTTTTTCATGCCCAAAAAACGGCAGAATTACGGGACTTTCTGACGGATGGCCCGCAACGCTACATCGCTCACTGCCAGGCTGAAACGGCTTGATGCCGCAATCGAGAATGCGCGCCAGATCGCATGCGGTGAAAAGCTCAGCTTCGAGCCGATGATGCGGTTGCTGGGCGTGAGCCGCCCCGTCCTGCGGGGCTGGTGCGATACCGTGCCCGGAATGGAACAGGCAGGCTGCTTCGTTCGCGGTGGCAACGGGATCGAATGGGAATTCGAACCGCGCGCCACGATCCTGTTCCTGATCCGGCATTTCGAAGCCGAGCGCGATGCAGCATCGGCCAAGGCTCGCGCCATGAAGGACATCGCGGGAGGCGCTGCGCTTGAGGCGGTGCCGGACGATTTCGACATTCGCGAGACCCGCGAGATGGTGAGCCTGTCGATACAGGTTCAGGACGCGCAGGAGCGCCAGGGGCGCCTGATCGACGCGACGAAGGCCGCGACGGCGACGCGCAAGATGTTCGCCGCGATGCAGGATGCTGGATTGCAGGCCGTGCAGAAAATGGACCCGCTCGGCCAATGGCCGGCAGAAATCAGGAGTTCGGTCGAAGATGCTTTCCGCTCGCTTATGCTTACCCAGCAGCGGGCGGCCAAGGAATGTCTCGGTGAGATGGGGCAAAGCGGCCTGAATGGAGGCGCTGCTTAGCCCGGCAAGCCTGCAACGCCAGGTCAAGGCGCTTGCGGCCGGGGAATTCCTGAAAGACCCGCTCGATCTGCTGGGTGAAGCGCTGGAACTATACCAGCCACCGGAGCAGATCAGCACCGTCGATTGCGCAGAGAAATACCGCCTCCTGCCCGGCGCGGAGGGCGGCGCGGTGGTGCGGTATGACCGCTGGCTGACGCCCTACAATGTCGGGCCGATGCACGCGCTGGACAACCCCAAGTGCAACGTGCTGGTGATGCCGAAACCGTCTCGCAGCGGCGGGACGGCAATTGCTGAAAACTACCTGTTCAAGATGATCCGGCTCGGTCCCATGGGCCATGTGTCGTGGGTGTTGAACAGCGATGAGGCAGTGACGGATTACTGCCGCAATGTCGTGAAACCGATGTTCGACCTGAACCCGGACCTTTCCGCCCGCGTCGGCAAGGAACGGGGCGAGAATACCGACACGTTCAAGCGCATCAACGGCTATCCCGTCGAATGGCTCAGCGCCAAGGATTCGACGTTCCGAAACCGGCAGCCGGTGTTCATGGAAATGGACGAACCGGACGCCTGGGCCAAAAAATACGCCGCAACGCCGAAGACTCAGATGGATGGGCGCCAGAAGCTGCTGGGCAGCCGGCGCAAGGGCGCGATCATGTCGCACCCCGACCTTGGCTGGGCCAGTGGCGTAGCGGCCTGTTTCGAGGATTCGAGCCGGGGCATCTACGTGATGCGCTGCGCGGCGAAGCGGTGCCGGAAATATGCCGCGGCCTATGCCACGAAGTTCTGGGACGAGATCCCGGAATTCAAGCTGACATGGAACCGCAACGCGAACCTCTCCAATGACGCGAGGATCGATTTGGCGGAACGCAGTGCCCACATGCTCTGCCCCCATTGCGGGGCAAAACTGAGCGATGTGCAGCGCCGCGCCATGGTGGATGAGGCGCTGCGCGAGGGCGAGAAGAACGGCACCTTTGGCTGGCTGCACCGGGGCCAGACCTTCGACGCGGTCGAAGGCATTCTGGGCGAAATGGCCGACACCGAGACGCACGGCTTCTGGGTGCATGGCCTGCTGCTGAAATCGGTGACGGTGGGCAAGCTGGCCCGTGAGTACGAAGCCGCGCTGATCAAGTTCGAGCGGACGCAGGACGTGTCCGTACTCAAGGAATTCCTCAGCAAGGCGCTGGGGGAAATCTTCGAAGGCGCGGCCACTACGGGCGGCGTCTCGGCAAAGGTCCTCAAGGATCGTGTCAGGGAAGCCGGTTACGACCGGGGCACGATCCCGGAAGGCGTCCGCTTCGTAACCGCTGCGGTGGATACGGGCGGACGCTATTTCGACGTGATGTGGCTGGGCTGGGATCTCGAAGCCCGGTCATGGCTGATCGATCGCCAGACGCTGCGTCAGCGGCTCCACAGCGATGGAATCTGGCGTGACATCAATCTGGCCGGGAACATCGATGACTGGTCCGTCCTGCTCGACATGGTGGTTGCCCGGCGCTTCCCCATCGAAGGCAGACCGGACCTGGCCCTGCCCGTCGCGGTGACATGCATCGATAGCGGCGACGGCAACGTGACGTGGAAGGCCCGCGAATTTGCCCGTCGCGCCATGCGCAAGGGCTATGCCTGGGGCGGATGGTCCAAGGTAAAGCTGGTCAAGGGCTTCGCCGGCAAGCGCCCGATCCTGAGCGACCCGCGCAAGGTCGACAAGGACGAGAACGGCAAGCCGGTCGAACCGGTGACGCTGGAATACAATATCGGGGCCGACCGGGCCAAGGAACTGACGCTGGAACGCCTGGCTGTCAGGCCGGGCCGCGACGGCGCTCCGAAGCCGGGCCAATGCGCCTTCCCGCGCGAGCTGGAAGGTTTCTACATCGATCAGTTCTTCGGTGAGACGCTGATCGACGGGAAGTGGAAACGCAGCGGCCCGAACGAAAGCCTCGACCTCTATGGGTACAACGAGGCGGCCCGGCTGATGCTGCGGCCCGACAATGAGAAGAACATCTGGACCGATGAGGCCCGCCTGCCCGTCTGGGCGCGGCCTGTGCCCCTCCTGCCGGAAGGAGGTGATCCAAAGACCACCGGGGGCGAGGTCAAAGCAGGCGGGGCAAGCGCGTTTGCGCTGTTCGATCAGGCACTCAACCAGAGCGAGGAATAGGTGATATGGCAAACAACGTCCGCATCTTCGAGATGACAAAGGCAATCAGCCACCCGGCTGTGCCGCATCTCGGCCTGCGCAACGTGCCCTTCACGGCCAAGCAGCATGTCGAAGCAACCGGTACCAGCTCGGCTACTCCAATCGAGTTCAACGCTGCGACCAACGCGATTACCATCATTCCCGCTGTCCCGATTGTCGTCGAATTCGGAACGGCGCCTGTGGCCGATGCGACGAGTTTTCCGATCGCGGCTGAACAGCAAGCTGATTTCTGGGTCACGCCCGGCACCAAACTGGCGATCAAGACCGCCTAATGTCTTCATTCGGTTTCAGAGGCTTGCGCGGCCTGACTGGTTTTGGCGTCGGGTTGGGGCGGGGCATTTTTAGCCCCGAAAGGCTGTTTAGCATCGGACATGAAGAAGGCTTCGCCATTGACTTTGAAACGGCGCAGATGGTGGTGGAAGATCACACGACCAGCGCGAACAATTATCGCGGCCCAGTTTCGGGGAAGCTGGTAATAACTGGGTTGCTCACCAATGGCACGGACGGGGCGCACTTTGACGCCTCAAACTTTGCGCGTCTCGCGGCGGCCTCATGGCCCTACAGCAATACTCAAATCACTATTGCAGGCGAGGTGCGTTTCGACGCCGCAACCGACGCCGGGCAGCGAACAATCTTCGGTATCGACCCCGGAGGCAATGATCGTTTGCAGGTGATAGCTCTAGCTGGATCAGACGATCTCACGGCGAGTGTAGGCTTTGGCGGGAGTTCAGCCAACGTCACGGCAAACAACGTCATAACCGCAGGCGGATGGTTTACCTACGTCATCTCCAGCGGCCCCACGGGCACGTTCGTTGTCGTTGATGATGTGGTCAAAACCACCAACGCCACCGCCCTAAACGCCAATGCCACGCCGCCCGCTTATAACGGCATCGGCGCCGATCCGTTTAATACAGTTGGAGCTATTAACAGCTATCCCCAAAAAGGCGATCAGCGCTCATTGATCGTTTTGAACCGGGCAATTTCGAAGGAGGTGGCCAAGGCAGGCTGGCCGTTCATGCTAAGTCTTTCCTGTATTGGCGATAGCCTGACGCATGGTGTAGTTGCTGACGTTACGCAAGACGAAGCCTACCCGGCACTACTAAATGATAGGCTTGAGCGTATCGTTCATGCAATCAACGCCGGGGTGCAGGGCGACAGCACTGCCGAGATGATGAATCGCCGCACCGAGATCATCGCTGACGGAACTCCCGACATTGTCATCATCTATGGCGGCACAAATGATGTATCGACGGGAGGGACGGTGCAGGCATCGCCTACTCCGACTGACACGACATTTGCCATAGAGACTGGCAAAGGCAGCTATTACAAGGCAGACGGCTGGATCACAGTTGGCGGCGAGCAGAAGCAAATTCTATCTGTATCGGGTGACACCATCACGCTTGCCTCTGCACTTTCAGGCGGCGCGCCCGCAACTGGCACTGCGGTTGCAATCGACACGCAGAAGAACCTCACAGAACTAGCCCTTTATGCGCAGAGCAAGGGCTGTTCTAAAATCCTTATCGCCGGGAACCATTACTGGAATTGGACCAGCGGAGGCGACACAGTTGATACTGAACTGGCCCGCAATGCTACTCTGCGCACCAAGCAGCAGGCGGCAGCATCGGCAGCGGGCGCGGTCTACGTCGATCTTTATGAGTGGATGCGCCAACTAATCATCGACGGCATCTACACTCAGGGCGACAACGGGTGGCACAGTTCCAGTAATAACCAGCATCTGAACGAGGCCGGTCAAAGCATCCTGGCTGACGCATTTGAAAGTGCGATGCGTGAAGAGGGCTGGCTATGACCCCCATCACCGAATCTGGCGTGGGCCTGTCCAACGCGGAGAGTTGCTGACATGACAACCCAGCGCACCACGACCGAAATTCTGGCGGATCTTGCCGATACCCGCGCCGCTCGCAGCGCGCTGCTCAAAGGCGAACGCATCGAGGATGTGTCGCGCGACGGCAGACGGATGCGCCTTGCTACGGTTTCGCTCGAAGAACTCGACACGGCGATACTGAACCTTGAGCGGGAATATCAGGAAGCCGTGAACGCCGAGGCAGGCAAACCCCGCCGCTCCGCCATAGGATTCTACTACTGATGACACAGGCTGTTTCGGAAAAGCCGCGGTTTCGCGTGCGTGGGGATAGTTCCTTCACCGCTGTCAACAGCAGCGCCCTTGCCATGATGGCGAGTATCGGCGGTGGTCGCACCTATGACGCGGCGAGCTACGACAGCCGCGAAATGGGAAGTTGGTCCCCTCCCCTGTCCGCTGGGCTCGACGAGGTTCTGACCTCGCGCGACATGGTGAAGCGCCGCGCCCGCGATCTGGTGCGCAATCACCCGATCATTTCCGGGGCATCGGATCGGCGCGCCGAGGCCGTTGTTGGCCCCAATCTCTGTCTCGAAGCCATGCCGGCGTTTGAACTGATAGGCCAGACCCCGGATTGGGCCGATGAATGGTCCCGCAAGGTCGAACAGGAATTCGAGCTGTGGGCTCGCGATCCTCGCAAGCTGTGCGATGCGGAAATGACGCTGCAATTCGGCGGCATGGTCGAATTGGCCTATCGCCACTGGTGGAACGATGGCGAAGCAGCAGCCGTTATCAAGATGCTGCCCCCGACCGGCCCGCGCGTGCTTGCCCAATGGGAAACCTGCGTCGAAGTGATCGATCCCGACCGCATCACCAATCCGAACGGTGCGGCCGACAATACCAGGCTGACCAACGGCAACACGCTGGTCGATGGCATCGAATACAATTCGAACAAGGCCCCCGTCGCGGCGCATGTCCGGGTATCGCATCCCTCATCGATCCAGTCCGGCGCGACCGGCAATTTCAAATGGTCGCGCGTGCCGTTCTACGGTCGCACGGGCCGCCCGATCTTCGTCCACGCCTTCAAGCGCAACCGTGCAGACCAGCGCCGGGGCATCAGCCAGTTCGTCGCGGCGATCAAGCGCATCAAGATGTTCGATCGCTATGATGACGCCGAGATCGAAGCGGCGCTGCTCAATTCGGTGATGGCTGGCTGGGTTGAGAGCCCGGCCGCGACGGAGGATATTGCGGCGGCGCTTGCCCCGACCAGTGGCAGCGATGGTTCGGCTTCGGCGCTGCAGGTCCAGATGGCCTATCGCATGCAGAACCCGGTGCGCCTGAACGGCGTTCGGATGTTCCATGGCCTGCCCGGTGAGAAGCTGAACTTTCAGCGGGCCGAGCATCCCAGCGGCAACTACCCGGACTTCCAGGCCACAGGGCTTCGCGCCATCTCTGCCAATCTTGGCCTGTCCTATGCCCAGGTGTCGCAGAACTGGGCCGACATCAATTATTCGAGCGCGCGCGCCATGCTTAACGAGATCTGGCGCGGCCTGCTGCATGACCGCTGGCTGTTCACGCAGGCATTCTGCACCCCGATCTACCTCGCCCTGCTCGAAGAAGGCGTGGCCAAGGGCATCATTCCGGTGCCGGGCCGCAAGACCAATTTCTACAAGTGGCGCAACGCCCTGACGCTCTGCGAATGGATGGGGCCGGGCCGGGGGACTGTCGATCCGCTCAAGGAAGGGCAGGCCAACGAGTTCTTCTACAACATGGGCGTTACCGACGCTTCCTCGATCGCCAATGAACAGGGCCGGTCGCTGGACAAGACACTGTTCCGGCAGTCGCGCGAGGCCAAGGCACGCGAGAAATATGGGCTCGATCCCTATCAGGCGCTCAAGGCGAAAGGCGGAACCGGCGCGGGCGATGCTGGCAGTGACGCTCAGGACAACCCCGATAACGCCGATCAGGCCGCGCTGGGCAAACAACCGAGGGAAGACGCATGAAGAAGCGTGCCGAGCCCTGCCGCCAGCTTTCCATGCTGTCGCAGCGGGTTTTCAACGTCCCGCTGATGATCACGGAACACAAGGCCGAGGTCATTATTGCCGCGCTTCATCAACGTCTCGGCGTCGGCAGTTTCGAGCGGCTGGATGCCACGACGCTGGGTGCGACGGATATGGTCGCCCTCGCCGGCGATGCCCGGCGCGACTATGACAACTGGAAGCCCTACCATGCCGATGACGGCATTGCCGTAATCCCGGTTAGCGGCACTCTGGTTCACAAGTTCGGCTGGCTTGATCCCACGTCCGGCATGACGGGCTACGATGGCATTGCGCGCAAGTTCCGCGCCGCGCTGGCCGATAGCGAAATCCGCGCGATCTGGTTCGACATCGACAGTCCGGGCGGCGAGGTAGCGGGCTGTTTCGCGCTCTGCGAGGAAATTGCCAGGGCAACGCAGAGCGAAGGCGGCACCAAGCCCATCTGGGCATTCATTAATGAACAGGCCACCAGCGCGGCCTACGCCGTCGCGTCGGTATGCGACCGGGTCTATGGCCCGCGCACTATGATTACGGGCTCGATCAGCTCCTACATCATGTTCACCGACTTCTCGAAGGCGCTCGACAAGAACGGCATGGATGTGAGCGTTATCCGCGGCGCGCCGCGCAAGGGGCGCATGACTGGCGCCGAACCTCTGGACAACAAGGCGCGCGCCAAGCTGCAGTCCATGGTGGACGAGACGCACGACATTTTTTGCAGCCTCGTCGCCATGGGGCGCAATCTCAGTTTCGATCAGGTCGATGGCCTTGAAGGCGATCTGTTCAGCGGCAGCGATGCCCTTGAACTCGGGCTGGTCGATGGCGTGATGTCCGAGGCTGAGGCCTGGGATCTCCTGCAGTACGAACTGGGCCGCGTCGCGGCCTGACACCCGAGGACAATCCAATGAGCAAGCCCCGTTTCGGCGGGCTTGGCGGCGTCATGCGCGGCCAGGCCGAGATGCCGCGCGCGCAGATGCGCGACCCTGATGGAATGCCCGAAGGAGAGCCCGGCGAAGATCCGGACGATCTGGAGGATGACGATGAAGAAGAAGCCAATGGCTCCTGCAAAAAGAAGGACACCAATATGAAGGACCAGGAACAGCAGGCCGCAGCACCGGCCGGCACTGTGACCGCTGAGGCCATGGCCGATGCGGTGTCGAAGGCGCGGGCCGAAGAGCGCCAGCGCGTGACCGATGTTTTCGCCAGCGAACACGTCAAGGGCCGCGAAATGGCGGCGGCCGAACTGATCGGCAATTCTGACATGAAGGCCGAGGCCATCGTGGCGATGCTGCCGAAACTCACGCCGGCAGCCAGCGCCGATGAAGGCCAGCAGATGCTCAGCCAGATGCGCGAAGGCGGCAATCCCGACACGGGCGATGCGCCGGGATCGGGCGAACCCGTTGCCCAGGAAAATCACGGCTGGAGCAAGGCTGTGGCGAAGGCGGCCAAGCTGGCAGGCCGGAAGTAACCCTCCAGTTCCGAAAGGATTGAGAAAATGACGACTCTTACCGAAACTCCGCGGACTGGCGAATTCATCGTCAGCGAAGCGCCGGGCCGCCGTTCTCGCGAGCAGATTCTGCTGACGGGCGACAATTCCACCACCGTCAAGGCGTGCACTGTGCTTGGCGCTGTTGAAACCGGCACCCCCACTCTCACTGTCGGCACGCCCTTTTCCGGCGTTGGCGGCACTGTTGGCAATGGCACGATTTCTGCCGCCACCGCCGATGCTGGCGCGATGCCGGGTGACTGGCAGCTCGAATGCACCGCCACGGGCGCAACGGGCAAGTTCAAGGTCATCAAGCCTGATGGTACCATCGACGGCATTCTGACGATCGGCACGGCCTATAACGGCACGCGCTCGATCAACATCACCGTGGCCGATGGTTCGAACGATTGGCTGGTGGGCGACATCATCCCGATCAACGTGGCCTATCTCGATGGCGAATCCGTCCTCAAATATGAGGCGTATGACCAGGACGGCACGGATGGCTCGCAGATCGCGGCTGGCATCCTTTACGGTCCGGTCGTGGGCACCACTGCTGGCGCTGATGCGGTTGCCGTCACGCGCGATGCCGAGGTGAATGGCCGGCTTCTGGTGTGGCCCGCCGACATCACTGCCGATGAGAAGGCCAAGGCCATCACTCAGCTTGCCGCTCTCGGCATCATTCTGCGCTCGTAAGCGCGGCCCTCTTTTCAGAAAGGTAACATCGCCATGATCGGCATGAACGTGTTCAAGCAGGACGCATTCTCGGCGCTCTCCATGACTGCTGCGATTCAGGACATGGAAACGGTCCCGGGCTTCCTGCGTAGCCTGAATCTCTTCACTCCCACTCCGATCCGCACCAAGGACTTCTTCATCGAGAAGCGCGGGCAGACCCTGAAAATCATTCCGGTGACGGAGCGCGGTTCGGCAAAGAGCCGCCGTTCCAAGGATCGCCGGAATGTGCGTAACTTCGCTACGGTGCGCCTGGCCGAAGAAGATCGCATTCTGGCCGACGAACTGCAGGGCATCCGTGCATTCGGTTCGGAAACCGAACTCGAAGCGGTGCAGACGGAAATCGCCCGGCGTCAGATGCTGCTGGATAATGATCTGTCTGCAACGATCGAACGCCACATGCTTTCGGCCATCAACGGTATCCTGCTCGATGCCGACGATACCGAGATCTACGACTTCTACGACGAGTTCGGCGTCGTACAGGGCAGCGAAATCAACTTCGATTGGGCCGCGAAAACCGGCGTCAAGAAGTTCATTGCCGAGAACGTCAAGCGTCCCATCATTCGCGCGCTGGGCGGCCGCGCCACGACCGGCATGGAAATCGTTGCCCTGTGCGGTGACAGCTTCTTCGACAAGCTGCAGGAAAACGCTGAATACCGCGCCACCTATCTGCAGACCGAAGCGGCGCGCACCCTGTTGCAGGATAACGTCTTTGACGAAGTCCGGGCCTGGGGCGTTCGCTGGATCAATTATCGCGGTACCGACGATAACTCGACCATCGCGATCGCCAGCGACAAGTGCAAGATCTTCCCCCGCGGCGTGCCGAATGTGTTTCAGGCCGTCTATTCGCCGGCCGAGGGCTTCGACTTCGTCAACACCCTTGGTCTGGAGCGCTACTCCATGATCGTTCCCGATCCGACCGTGGCGAACGAATATGCTGACCTCTCGGTGGCCAGCTATTGCCTGCACCTCTGTACCACGCCCAACGCGCTGCTGCAGGGCAACGAATAAGGGAGAACTGACGTGCCCAAGTTCCCTGACATGGAAACGGTGGAGGCCCTTGAGGCCTTCACCGTCACCAGCCCCTACGGCCAGTTCCATGGCGATCCGGACAGCCCCAAGGAAGAAAGTCGCTTCCCGAAAGTGCCGGTCGATGCGCTGGACGAGTTGTTTCGGGCCAAGAAGGCCAAGCCTACCACCGACAAGCCCCAACTCGACCATGACGGCGACGGCAAGGCCGGTGGCAGCAAGCCCAAGGCCAAGCGCGCGGCGAAGCCCGCCAAGGCCGAAAAGCCTGCCAGTCCGCTCGCAGCGGCGCGTAAGGCCTATCACGCCATGTTCGGCAAGAACCCCGGCCCGCGGTGGAGCGTCGAGCAGATCGAGGCCAAGATGGCTGAGGCTGACCTTGCGCAGGTTCTGGGCGAGGACGGTGAGCCGCTGGAAATTCCCGAAGGGGATTTGGCGCATGATCTGGCCAATCCATCTTCCATCGGCGTCGGCGCCGACGATGCCCCGCCGACTTCGGAATAGGCATGGCCACTCCCAATCTCGATGACTGGACCGGCAGGCTCGACGCGGCCTGCCGGGACTTCCTTTACGAGACTATCCAGTATCAGCCCGCAGGCGGCTCCTATGGCGCGGTCAAGGCGCGGGTGGAGTATCAGGACGCAACGCGATCATTCGAGGTCTCACAGGCCATCGTGCAGGCGATCCGCGTGTCCCTGCTCAAGAGCGATGTGCCGGCAAAGCCGGGCGGCACCTGCCGCCTGATGCTGGCCAAAATGCCGGGCAAGACCTTCCGCCCCGTCAACGTGGGCCAGGACGAAGCCGGCACCCATTGGGAATTCGACGTGGAGACGATGAGTGGCTGACCCGGTCGATGAAGCCGTATCGAAGGTGGAGGCCGCCGCTGCCGAGGTCCTACGCGACTATGCCGCTTTGTCGGCATGGTCCATCCTCACGGACCAGCCCATCGATGTAGCGATTGAGGGTGACGATATCCTCGCGCTTGTGATCCGCACCATGGGGCCGGATTACGACAACAGTTTCGAGCCGGGCGCGCAGACCCTCAACACCCTGACCCTCGATGTCGAGGCCGTGGCGCGGGAGGCCGGCGTGATCAAGGCCAAGCGAGCCCGCGAAGGGCTTGCCCATGCCCTCACCGCCCTGGCCGCGGACCGGACGCTTGGCGGGATGCTGCAGGACATGCAGGAAATCGACGCTGCGACGGGCGACGGCCAGCGCCGCGACATTTCCGCGATCTCGCTGCAGTTCCGCCTGCAATACCTGACCGCGCGCGGGAACCCCTTCACTATCCTCGGCCATGCCGGGGCGAGTTTCTGACCCTCAAGCAGAGGACTTCTGACATGACCAATAAACTGCCCCCGCTGCCCAGCGGCAGCGTGGACGTGGGCGCGCTTCACGACGCTCTCGCGAAGGGAACCGACCCGGCAAAGGCCTTGGAAAAGGCGACGAGCTACGTCGAGCCGAAGGCCACCCCCGAAACCGAAAAGCCCGCCACCAAGGCGACCAAGCCCACCCCTGCCCCCGCCGAAAAGGCGGATGGCGATTCCTGAAAGAAAGGACAGCATAGATGGCTGGCAAGACCAACAATTCCGCCGTCGCTGTGACGCTGCAGGCGGCACAGGGCACTTTCGACGAACCCGATAGCGGCGAACTGATCCCGGTTTCGCAGCTTCGTCCCAGCTTCACCCCCATCACGGTGGACAATGACGAATACACCGGCTCGATCGTCAAGAATGCCCCGGCAGTCGCAGGCTCGCGCAAGGCGTTCAGTTTCAACGTGAAGATCCGGCCGCCTTCGGCGCTGCCCTCCGCGAATGACTGGCCATTCGGTTACCTGATGCAGGCCTGCAAATTTGCCGAGGTGCGCAACGCCACGGCGATTCCGTCTTCGCCCGAAGCGGTCGGGAGCAGCACCACTACGGTGGCTGTGCTGGGTTCGAGTGCCGGAACGACCGACGATACCTACAAGGGCTTCCCGCTGGTCCTTTCCGATAATGGCTCGGGCTACAAGAACCAGCTCACTCAGATCATCGATTACATCGGTGGCACGAAGTCGGCGCATCTGCCCGAGACGCTGGGCGGCGCACCTGCGGCCAACTACCAGATCCCGACCTTCATCGGCTACATGCGCAGCGTCGATTCCAGCGACCCGCCGTATCTGTCCATGCAGTTCTGGCTCGATGGCCTGCGCTACGACCTCAAGGACGTGCGCGTCACTTCCGCCCAGCTCGTCTTCCCGACCAGCACGCGCGACCAGGCCGCCTATCCCGAATTGCAGATCACGGTCGAAGGCATTCTCGATGACTATGCCGACGAAGCAACTCCGGCCATCCCTGCACTCGGCGCCGTGCCGCTGTTCAAGGACGGCAATATGATGCTGAACCGCATCCCGGTGGGCGGTTCGACCTTCACCATCGATCTCGGCCTGACCAGCGCCAACCCGCCGAACCCGAACCAGGCCGATGGCTCCGATGCTCCGGAGGTCACGGCCAGCACGGCCCGGATCACGCAGACCCGCCAGCGCTATCTCAAGTCCGTGATCGACACGCTCGCGATGGCCGAGGCGCAGGCCTATTATCCGTTCTGGGCGCAGTATGGCACTGCGGCCGGCGCGATTGTGCAGGTGCTGGCGCCGCAGGTCCGCCTTGCCCATCCCAGCCCCGACATGGGCGGCGATCTCATCATGGAAAGCGGCGACCTGCTGGTGGATGCCATCGATCGCGGCATCTGCCTGGTCTTCCCGTTCTGATCCTCAATCCCTAACCGTAAAGGAATCCTGTTGTGCCCCAGGATGCGCAGAATATCGTCCCGGTGGAGGCGAGCGAGACGCTTGCCTTCACCCCTTCCCGGTTTGCCGAGCTTCACGACAAGGGCAAGCTGGACACCAAGCCCGAATTCATTCTCCGGGCCTGCACGGAACGCGACAAGCGCTTCCGGGAAAACCTGATCGTGGAAGTCGGCGCCATGCGTCATTCCCTGCAGGAAGTTCGCGCCGAAACCCTGCGCGGGCTCGAAGTCCTGTGGGGCTCGGAGCAGTTCGAACAGAACAGGGGGAAGCTGGAAGCCTATTGGCAGGCCCGCGAGGATTTCGACCTGCAGAAGAAGGACGATCCCAAACTCGTCTGGTCCTATGACCCGGTGATCGAAGCCGCGGTCACCGACCTCAACCGGGACCTGACCAAGGAATGGCGCCCGCTCGGCAAGATGATCGCGCGCAACGCCTATGCCAGCCAGATGGCGTTCGAAACCATGGTTGCGGTTACGGTCAAGACCTTCTCCGGTCTGGATATCGAACCGGTGATCGACCGCCGTTATCTGGACATCGACAGCATCGGCCAGATCGAAACTGCGCTCACCAAACTGGAAGAAAAGCACGGCCTCAAGCCCGGCCTGTCATGGGCCGAACTTCTGGGGAAATGCGCCACGCGCATGTTCCTTGACGAGGAAGAGGCAAAAAACTGCGCATCGCCGTCGCCGTCCGAGAGTCCCCAGCAGAATTCGAAGACTGGGGCCAATCCGGATGGGACATCGACGGCGCGGGCCACTTCGAAGAAAACCCGCGCGAGCGACTGAGGCGGGAACACTTCGACTTGCTGAAAATCCATTCCCGCTGTGATCGCGGCATGGCGGGTTATGTCTATCCCGATGGCGGCGCGATGCTCGATCAGCCCTGCGTGCTGCTCGATGCCTTCGCCACGATCGGGGATGCCATAGCAAGGGCGCGAACAAATCGGAGGGATTGACTCCGGTGCTGGGCATGGAGAGATAAGCAAATGAGGTGGGGGATTCTTGTCTTTGCGTTTTTGCTTTCTGGCTGCGACCGTGCCGTAACAGCATGCGAAGACGAAATAAAAAATGGCCTTAAGGCCCCCTCTACCTACGAGCGCATCAAATCTTCATCGTACCGCTTCGATGATGACGAAAACCCGCACGTTTCTGTCACAATCGAATATGATGCTAAAAATAGCTTTGGCACACCTCTGAGAAGCACGGCTTTCTGCGAGGTGCCTATTGAAGAGGGCACGCCGAATACATCAAAGGCAATCATTCGGTTCCAGATGTAAGGCCTTTTGAACTAGTCTCCGCACGGCTTCTGGACGAGACGGAAGATCGTCCTGTTTCCGTCGATATTGATCAATTGAGTCCAATAAGGATCGTTCAAAGCGAACGTTCACAGCCTCGGAGTCCACCGCGGGCCGCCCCATCTTTTTTGGTTTGTTAGCGCTACCAAGTGTTGACATGATGGTTTTATAACGCCATAAAGTTCGGGCGGCAAGAGAGTTCGCACCTCTCAAGCCGCCCTAACCACAACGTGCTTAATAGGAGCAACGTCATGGCTTCATTGCCCATTACAGCTTTGAGCGTGCTGAATCCACAGCCCTCGCCGGTGGAACAAGTGCTGTCTCGCTTCAAGCGGCGACAGCTTGAAGCGTTCATAACAGTCGCCATCGACCTGATCGACATCATCGATGGAGACTTTGACCTTGAAGATGACGATCCCGACATCGCGGCTGATGATGTTGGAGAGCCTAAAATAGGTATTCTTCATCCCGTGTATGACATCGACCAGAGCATCGGACCCATCAATGAGGTGGCCGCGGTTCGTGAGTATCTGGAAAGTCAGCTAAACGAGCCTGCCGGCGCCGTATCTGATCGAAGGGCGTAAATATGGCCGAAGCCAAGCAAATCACCCTCCCCGCTCTGCGGATCGAGACAATCATGCTTATGCTGATCGGGGATAGCCCGCTCATTGTTCATGCCTGGAGCGAGAAGGCCAAGCGTCAGATGCTGGAAAAGCAGATGAAGAAGGCCAAGCAGGCAAAGGAGGCAAAGGATCCTGAGGCCGATTATGAAGCGTGCTTCTATCGCACTGAGACTGGTGCCTACGGGTTCCCTGCCATCGGCGTGAAATCCGCGATGGTTTCCGCATGCCGCTTCGTTGATATGAAAATGACTGAGGCCCGCGGGGCATTCCATATCGATGCAGAAATGCTGCCCGTAATTGGAGAGCCGCGGCCTCGGGAGGATATGGTTCGTATCGGCATGGGCACGGCTGATATTCGTTACCGTCCGGAATTTCCGAATTGGCGAATGCCGGTAACAGTCAAGTTCAATGCAAATGCGATCAGCTCCGAGCAAATCGCAAACCTGCTCAATACCGCAGGCTTCGCCATCGGAATTGGTGAATGGAGGCCGGAGCGGAACGGATCTTATGGTCGGTTCCATGTAGGTGGCGGAGATGAGCAATGATATACCAATGGAAATCGGGCGCTCGCATTGGGATAGATGCTCAAATTGCTGGTGAAGAACTCGAACGTATTCGCATTAGGAACAACGGCCGCCTTGAAAGCGAAATGGTTATCGAGGCTGCTCGCGATGAACAAAACCCGCTTCACTCTGAATTTCAGTGGAACGACGCTGCAGCGGCAAACGCATACCGCATCGAGCAGGCCAGATATCTTATCCGCTCCATTGAGGCGGTGGTTGACCATAACGAGTCAAAGCCGATCAGAGCGTTTGTGTCGGTCGTTCGCGACGAAGACAGAAGCTACACGTCCGTCTCGCATGCGATGGCTGATCCAGAACTGCGCCGACAAGTCCTGCTGGGCGCGCTGAGGGAGTTGGAGGCGTGGCGGGATCGCTACGCAGAGCTTGTTGAACTGGCGAACGTGTTTGTCGCAATCGATGAGGCTCGGGCCGCCAAATAGGGCTCGAAACATGGCAGGTATGGTCAGGCGAGGCATGGCACGGTGTGGCCAGGCGCGTTCAGGCATGGCGGGTTACGGTAAGGCAGGCATGTTGAGGCCAGGCCAGGCCCGTTAAGGTCCGGCAAGGTGCGGCGAGGCGCGGAGCGTCTTGGCCGGCAACCAACCCCGAAGGGGCGTCCATCTGGGCGCCCCTTCTTATTTGGAGAAACGACGCGATGGCGGGAATGAAGGTTCAGGTGTTTCTGGGGAAATATCTGGGACCATACCGACAGTATCAGCAGTTGCTTGATCGCCGCAGGGAGGCTGCTGCACTGATAGCCTCGGAGCGTGCTGCACAACTGGGCAAGACTGAGACTCGTCGCGCCATGCAAGGCGGGCGGCTGGGACGCCTTGGGCAGGCCATTGAAGCGACTTCCGACTACAGGAAAGGCACTGTGCATCGCCAGAGCGGAGGCGGGTTCTCAACCTCCGGCATCGTCTATGTCCGCACCAAGAGTGACCGGACGGTAGGTGCCATCGAGGCATACACGGAAGGCGCCGATATCAAGCCTGTGCGGAGCCGCTGGCTCTGGATCGCAACTGACGACATTCCTCGCGTCACCGGGCGATACCGCATGACTCCGCAAAAATGGAAAGATGGGGGCTTCGACAGCAAGATTGGGCCTCTTGAGATTGTTCCATCCGTCAACGGGAATCCGTTGCTGGTGGTGAAGAACGTGGGCGTCAATATTGCGGGAAGGAAGCGCAGCGCCCGGTCGCTGACCCGCCGAGGGACTCTGCGCAAGGGCCAGATCGAGAAGAAGTTCCTCGTCGCCTTCATCGGCATTCCAAGGACTTCCCGCTCCGCTCGCGTGAACATTGCTGCGGTCAGATATGCCATCCGCCAAAAACTGCCGCAAATCTATCTCGATGCTCTTGGAAGGACTGCGCGCTGATGAGTGATTCAGTATTCCCGCTCATTTTTAAAATGCAGCACGAAGAAAATCCCCAAGCCAAACAAGCCGCTCTTGCAGAAGTTGACGGCATTCTTGGTGGAATGAGCGGAAAACTGAACGCCTTTTCCGAGAAGACGCGCGATATTCTGGACCGCGCATTGTCGGTTAATCGCAATTCAGCCGGGAGCCTTGATCTCGGTGTCGATCAACTCAATGCAGCGGCTCAGGCCCAGATGCAACGTGCCACAGCAGCAAGGGAGGTCTATGAGGCTACGGTGCGAGCAGCACAAGCGGAAGGCCTCTATTCGCAGGAAACCCGGCAGGCGATCCAGGCAACAAAGGCGCTCTGGCAGGAAGAGGAACGTGCATCTCAAGCCGCGCAGGCGCACGCTCGGGCTGCCAGTCTCGTTCAGCAGGAATTGAACCGTCAGAAAAGCGCAACTGATCTGGTCCAGCAAGCGACGCGAAAAGGAACTACCGAACAACAAAACGTCATCAACTCCATTCGCGCCAGTCGCACCGCCTATGTGCAACTCGGCCAGCAATTGCAGGATGTTGTTGTTCAGGCCCAGCTTGGGACGAACGCTTTTCTGATCTTCGCTCAGCAAGCACCGCAGGCGGCTTTCGCGCTTTCAGGTCTGGAACGCAGCGCCAACGCCACACAAGCCTCAATCGGTCGCTTTGCCACGTTCCTTTCCGGTCCATGGGGCGCAGCCATCTTCGCGGCCACAGCCATTCTGGGCCCGTTTGTGGCCAAGCTCTTCGAGAGTGGTGAGGCGGCCGACAAGTCAGCCGGCGCCATGGAGTTGCTGACCGATCGGCTGGACCTGTCCCGGAACTCTTATGCCAGCCTCACTGCCGTGGTCGAGGAATACAACAAGGCTCAGGATCGCAGCACGGCGCTGACCTATGCCGCCATCATCGCCACGGAACGCAAGGCCGCGGCGATCCTCAAGGAGGCCAAAGCGGAACTGGCGAGGCTGCAGGCAACGCCGGCCAGTTCCTTCGGTGAAGTCTCCGGTGCCAGCATGGGCATTCCTGGCGTCGTCGTGACCGGTGACCAGCTCAAGCAGACCAATATCTCGCGCGTCGAAGCCGCCATTGCCGCAGCGGAAAAGGAACTTGCCAGCGCCGGCGTGGCTGCGGGAACCGAGCGGATCAAGCGGGCCACGGATGAGCGCTACAACATCGAGATCGGCTTCTCTGAGCAGCAGGCCCGCCTCGATGAACGCCGCAAGCGCAACCTGATCGATCAGACCACTTATGAGCGCGAGTTGCTCAAGGTCACGCAGCAGAAAGACGCTGCGCTCAAGGCCTACGATCAGTCGCAGAAAAAGGATCGGCCCAGCAAGCCTGACACCAGTGCAGCGCGCGCGGCCGAGCGGCTGGAGAACTTCGGCGACCGCGCCGCGGAATCGATCGCCCGGATCAACGAGCGGTTCGACGAGCAGCCACGCCTGATCGACCAGGCCGCGCAGGCGACCCGCCAGTTGGACGCGCTCATAGCCGACCTTGCCGAACGGAAGCCTCCGAACTTCGAGCAGACCATCGCGAGTGCCGAAACGGCAAAGCGGACCGTTGAGGAGGCACTTGTCCGGCCCCTCGAAGACATGGCGCGGGAATCCGAGCGACGCCTGCAAATCGCTGAACTGCTCGCGGCAGGGCAGGAAGCCGAAGCCGCACAGTTGCAGGCCATCTGGGCGCTGGAAAGCCAACTCGGCACCGAAGAGGCCCTTCGCGCCCAGGTGCAGCAACTCATCACGGACGGGCGCAAGGACGAAGCAGCAGCCCTCGCCAAGCTGCTCGCAATGTATCCCGACATGAAGCAGGAAGTGGCAGACGTCGCGGCGCACGAATATGCACGCACGAAGGAACTGGAAAAGCAGCGCGACCTGCTCGGCGCCTACCTCTCAACGACGCAAAGCATCCGCGGCGAGCTGGAAGGCATCTTCTCCGGGGAAGGCTCAATCGCCAATTTCGGCAAGATCTTTTCCAACCTTCAATCGAAGGTCCTCGTAGACAAGATCTTCGGGCCCGCACTCGAAGAACTCGACCAGTTCGTGAAGGGCGAGTTCGGTGTGAAGAGCGCCAACGACTTCCTGGCCAGCGAAACGAAGCGGGCGGGCGGCGCAGCCTCTGACTTTGCCGACGCGCTAGCGGTCGCGACTGAGAAGGTTCTCAATCCTTCCGCCACGACTGCAATGACCTTCGAGCAGGAGTTCGGTCCAGCTTTCGTCGAGAGCCTGAAAGCGGCAGGCACAGTCCCGGCCAACGACAACGGCAATGCCATCGTCGTCGAAGGTTCCGTGATGTCGCTGACGCCGGAGCAGTATTTCGAACAGCTTACCCGGAAGATCGTCGCACCAGCACTCGACGGCCTCAACGAGATCTTCGGGGTCAAGTTCTTCACCAGCCTGCAGGGTGTCATGTCCGGCGCACTCTACGGCTATTCCACGGCTGGCGATGTCGGCGCAATCCTTGGTGCGCTCAAGGGGATCGAAGGGCTTCCCGAAGGCATCACTGACGCTCTGGATGTTGCACTCAAGGGCGCACAGACTGGAACCATGGTGTCTGGCCTCGCCGGCGCGTTCGGTATCGAGCTTGGCCAGACCGGCTCCCAGATCGGCGGGGCCCTTGGCGCCCTGACGGGAATCCCCGGAGGCGACATCATCGGAGCCATTGCAGGAGGAATCCTCGAAAAGATCCTTGGCGGGATCAAAAAGGGCACCGTCACGATTAACGGCGCCGACATCACCAGCACCTATGGCGGCAATGACGATCGCATCCAGGCCGCAACGACTGGTGCGAACTCAGTGCTGGATTCGATCGAGCGCATTGCCGAAGCGCTGGGTGCCGATGTCAATTCCGCTGCCGGTGCAGTCTCTATCGGTATCCGCAAGGATAGCTGGCGCGTCGATCCAACGGGCCGCAACCTGACCAAGATCGAGGATGGCGCGATCGACTTCGGCCAGGATCAGGCCGCCGCGATCCGATATGCCATCATGGATCTTATCAAGGACGGCGTGATCGATGGGCTGACGGCATCGGAAGAGCGGCTTCTGATGCTTGGCGATGACCTCGAAAAGTCACTGCAGAAGGTTCTCGATTTTCAGAGCGTCTTCACCCGGCTCAAGGCCTACAAGGACCCTGTAGGCGCCGCGATTGACGAGGTGGAGAAGGAATTCGACCGCCTGCGCGAGATCTTTGCCGAGGCAGGCGCCAGCGCCGAGGAATATGCCCAGCTCGAAGAACTCTATGGCATCGAGCGGGCCAAGGCGATCGAGGAAGCTACTCAAGCGGTCGTCGGCTCGATGCAATCGCTGCTGGACGATCTGACGGTCAACAATTCGGCCCTCTCGCTCCGTGAAAGGGAATCACTGGCCAAGGCCGAATATGACGCCCTCGCCGCCCGGGTCGCTGCTGGCGACACCACGGCTTACGACGACTTCGCTGATGCGGCGCGCACGCTGCTTGAAATCGAGCGCGAAATCTACGGCTCGCAGCAGCCCTATTTCGACCTGCTCAACGAAGTCACCACCCTGACCCGCACCGCGCTGGAAGCGGCAGAGAATCGGTCCGACCCCAGTTCGACCAGCGCCGTGCCGGTGAATGACAATTCGGCCATCGTGAGCGGGATCGACACCACCAATTCGCAGCTTGCCGCTGTGAACCAGAATATCGGTGCCACCAATGTGCGGCTCGACAATCTCACCGCCCTGCTGGCCAGCGGCAGCGGTAGCGCCAAGGTGTCGAACTTCTGATGGTCCAGCACTGCCTGATCCGGGTCACTCCGCTATATCCCGCGGACGGGGGGCGCGTGACGGTGCGCGCCTGCACGGCTAACCTGCGCGAGATAACCGGCCTTGGCGATGTGACCTGGTATCCCGCCGTCACCAAGGCCCCTTCCCTTGCCATGCGACTGTTCGATGGCGACCTGTCTACTTCCGTCTCTACCGGTGCAGCGGAATTTGCGCTGGCGCTGGACCGGCTGCGCGAGGACATGGACTGGATCAACACGCTGGTCTGGGCCGGTGCCGGCGTGGAGATCTTCGCAGGTGCAGCCGGTGAGACATGGCCGTGGCGCCGGGTATTCGCCGGTAAGGTTACGGCGCAGGACCGGACCCACGATAAGCTGACGCTGACGGCCGAGGTCGATACCGAGCCGTTCGACGAAGATGTCCTTACGCTGGAATATGCCGGGACAACCGGTGCGGAAGGCTCGGCAGACCTGAAAAACCGGGTCAAGCCGCTGGTGATCGGCCATGCCAAGAACGTCGAGCCGGTGCTGATCGATGCGGTGAACAACGTCTATCAGTTCAGCGCCTACGGTGCGATCGAGGAACTGACCGAACTGTTTGAGCGCGGCAGCAGCTTCGGATCGCCCGTGGCGAATTACAGCACCTATTCCGCACTGGTCGCGGCCACCGTCGCCAATGGGAAATACGCCACTTGCCTTGCCGCTGGCATGATCCGGCTGGGCGCCCCGGCCTATGGCGTGATCACGGGTGACATCAAGGGCCACAAGGTCGGCACTTCCACGCCGCGCTATACCGGAGCGATCATCAAGGCGCTCGCCACCATCGCCGGCATCGATGCGGACCTGCTCGAAACTGCCTCTCTCGACGGGCTGGACGCAGCAGTGCCGCGCCCGATCAATCTTGTGCTGACACAGCAAACCACGTTCCGCCAGATCGCCGCGAAACTCGCGCTGGCCTGCAACGCGCAGAGCGGGGTGTCGTTCGCGGGCAAGTTATTCACCGCGCGCATCGCGCTGGATCAGCCCGAACAGGTGGTGTTGGAAGGCCGGGGCCGTGCCCTGCCCGTGGTCAAGAAGATCGAAGAGAAGTCGGTCAGCACGCCCTATGCCAAGACCACGATGGGCGCGAACCGGGCCTGGCGCGTTCATACCACCAGCGAGATCGCCTTCACCGCGCAATTGATCGATCTCGGTGCGTTCAACGCCAGCACGACCTATCGCGAAGGCAATTACGTCAGCCTGCCGAACGGCGCGAAATATCTCTACATCAACACCACGCCGTCGAGCGGCCATGAGCCTCCCAATGCCACCTATTGGGCGCTGATGAGCGGCCAGTTGGATGGGGTGATCACCAACATCGTCTATCGCAAGAATGCCACGCAGCCCGCGAAGCCAGCGGACAGCAGCGGGGTGCCGAGCGGCTGGGTGGACGATTACGGCAGCCTGCCCGCGGGCGACACGCCGGTCTGGGCGTGCTTCGGCCAGAAGCAGCCCGGAGCGACGAATTACGTCTGGGAAAATCCCTATCCGATGCTGGCCGACCAACGGCCTTACAATACGTCGAACCCGGACGGTACGATCAAGGACGACAATGTCGGGACCGGCGCGGTTCAGGACAATGCCATCACGGCCGGGACCAGCTATTATTCAGGCACAGCTTGGTCCGTGACATCGACCGGCACGTATCAGACCATTTCACCGGGAGGGGTTGCGGCCTCTGTCGCGGTTACGCCCGCCGCCGATGGTTCGCAGCAGGTGCAGATCAGGGTTTCGATGGTGCTGCAGCGCAATGGCGGCAGCAATGACCATGCGACGTTCCGCTGCATGCGCAACGGCGTCACTGCGCTTTCCGGGACGCCGGACATAGACATCGTCGATGCCGAAGGCATGTCCACATGGATCTGGACCGACACCAGCCCGGTCGCAGGATCTACCAATACCTACACCATCCAGATCAATTCCGATGACCTCACCAGCGTGCTGATCACTGCGATGCAGTGCCAGTTGGCGAAGCGGTGAGCGGGGAGACGTAATGAGCATTCAAGCCACCCTCTACAACAAGCAGACCGGGGAAATGTTCGCCCAGGTTTCAGCACAGATGCTGGAGGATTTCGCCACCTATACCAGCGGCGATGTCGGGGCCGTTCTGGGCACCCACGACATGGCCGCGTTCAAGGTCGATCCCGAAACCGGATCGGTGGTCGCGCGCGTCCCAACGCTGGAAGAGGCCAAGGCGGCCAAGTGGCAGCAGGCAAAGCGCTGCGCAACCAAAGCCCTGCATAACGGTTGCGAAACCAGCTTTGGGCGCGTGCAGACCAGCGAGGCAAGCCTTGCTGCCTTCGAGCGGCTGGCCGCCCTGCCCCGCGCCATTGACTGGACCATGGCGGACGATTCCATCGTATCGCTCAGCGCCGAGGACGCGGCCCTGATCTGCGCCGAAGTCTTTGCCCACTCTGACGCCTGCCATGCTTATCGGCAGGCCCTGCGCTCCAGCATCGAGGCGGCGGAAGATCTGGCCGCGCTCGACCTCATCGACATCAACACAGGTTGGCCGGAGTAAGCCATGTATTGGGAACACGACATCACCGTGCCGTCCAAGCGCGTGCCCTGGGGAGGCGCCACCGGTGACGGGGACTTCATCATCGAAGGCCAGAACCTGAGCGGGGGCACCTATGTCTTCGCAATTGCCTCTGCCGAAGGCGTCAGCCCGTCCAAGTCCGTTACGGGCGCTGCTGCCGGGTCCGAGGGCGTCTCGGCGTCCTACGACGCCAATTACGTCAACGAACAGGGTGCGCAGGTCGGTGCAACCACCCTTCGGGTCCAGATCGATGAAGCATCGATGGAAACGCTAGGCGCAGGCTCATTCGTCTATGACCTGCTGGTAACGCCAAGCGGTGCACCGCAACGCCTGATCTGCAAAGGCGCATTCGTGGTGCAGGCCGGGGTGGGCGACTGATGGCTGCCGCACTGCTTTCCGCCCGCGGCGGTCCGATCATCCTTGCCCGGAACAGCGAAGGGCGCCCTGTCGTCAAGTTGGGCGAGAACGTCGCTGAGGCTGCGAGGCAAGCCGCGCGAGCCGAGGCCAGCGCCGATGGCGTCGAAACCTTTGCGGATGCAGCAGAGGCCAGCGCTACGGCAGCGGCTGGCAGCGCTACGGCGGCAGCCGGGAGCGCAACGGCTGCTGCTGGCTCGGCAACTTCGGCAGCCGGCTCTGCAACGGCCGCGTCCGGTTCGGCCAGCGCGGCCGCTGGGTCCGCATCCGATGCGAATGATGACGCGATAGCTGCTGCGGCCAGCGCCACGGCAGCGGCCGGCTCTGCAACGGCCGCGTCCGGGAGCGCAACGGCTGCAAGCAATAGCGCTGCAGCAGCGGCGGCTTCGGCGGTTGCCGCGCTGACGGCAGCTTCGACCAGTTCGGTGGCAATCGGCACCGGATCGAAGGGATTCACGCTCACGGCAGATGCGGCCTTCGTGTCGGGCCAAGGCGTCGTGATCACCAGCAATGCCAATCCGACCACGCATTACATGGTGGGCACGATCACTGCCTATAATTCAGGCACCGACGCGCTGACCGTGAATGTCACGTCATCGGCAGGTTCCGGTACTCGCTCTGACTGGACCATCGGCCTGCTGCCGAACAGCAATGCCCTGCTGAAATCGGGCGGCACCATGGAAGGCAAGCTCGGCATGGTGGCATCCGCGAGCGGTGGCGCGTCGGCCAATATGCCTGCCGGCGCCGCGCCATCATCGCCAGCGGACGGCGACGAATGGGCAACCACTGCGGGCCGGTTCCACCGCATGAACGGCGCGACGCGGCAATATGTCTTTGCCGATGGCGTTCACGAGATCCCTATCCCGGCCACTGCGATGACTCGCCGCACCACGAATGGTCCGGCTGTAGGTTCGAGCGAAACCACGACCAACAAGATCATGGTCGAGACGCTGGATTTCGACGCATCGACCGCGGAATACGCGCAGATCCGGTTCCTGATGCCGAAGCGTTGGGACAAGGGAACGGTAAAGGTCCAATATATCTGGACCGCTACGACAACGGGCAATGTCGTCTGGGCCTGCCGCGCCGTGGCGATCTCCGATGACGATCCGATCGATGCCGCGTTTGGCACGGCGCAAAGCGTGACCGATGGCGTGACGGCGGCCAATGACGTGATGGTGTCGGCGCAATCCTCCGCGATTACGGTGGGCGGATCTCCGGCCAACGGCGACATGGTGGTGTTCGAGTTCTACCGCGATGCGGCCAACGGTTCCGATACGCTCGCTGCCGATGCGAAATTGCTGGGCGTCCGGATCATCCTGACCACTGACGCGGCGGACGATAGCTGATGCTGTTGCAGAACTGCGTGTTCGAGGGTTTTGCCGGGCGGTCCAATGGTGTCGAACTGATTTCCACCGGTTCAAATACAGCTGCTGGAACAACGATCAACGGAAGTTACGGTAGCGGTGCTGCCACTGGCGATCTTCTCATTGCCTCGCTCGCTCCTGAAACTGGTGGATCTGGATGGACGCCGCCCAGTGGATGGACGGAACGGCTTGAGACAAACCAGACCTGCGATCTCGTAATCAGTACCTCGCCCTATCCTCCATCCGCGAACACGTTCACCTATGGCGCATCAGTCAACAAGAACATGATTGGCTGCGTGTTCCGCAACGCCAACCATGACGCGATAGGGACTGCCGGAACAAGGACAGGAACCGGGTCTCTTGTCATTCCAGGCATAACGCTTTCCAAGGCCGGAACGGTTCTGGCTCACATTGCATCGACCGGATTAACCGGGACGCACGCTCCACCTGACGCCTCTTGGGAACTCGTCAATAGTGTCAGGAGCGGTGGTCCGCCAGTTTCGGTCTATAAGAAGGACTTTCCTGCTGGTGCTACTGGCAGCGTGACCTTCACCATTGGTGGAACGCCAACTGCCACGACCGGTATTCTGCAGGGTCTTGTTCCGAACTGACCGAAAAATTGTCCGCACATCATGCCGACAACGGCTGGTGCGCGGCAACCATCGCAATCCGCCCGAGATAGGGAAACCTGACATGATGATCGAACCCAAGGCGTTCCAGCAGAAGCTGGGCGTTGAGCAATCCGCGCGCGATGGAGGCGGGCATGCTGAATGATCCGGATCTCTCGACAGCCATCAACCGGGTGCATGCCAGACTGGACGGATTGGCCCGCGACATGGGCAATCAACATTCGGTGCTGTCCGAAGCCATCGGCGGACTTCGCAGTGATATCCGCGCCTCTGCCCAGATCAGTTCCGAGAACCGCACCGCCATCGAACTGGTCAGCAGCAAGGTTCACGCGCTCGAATTGAAGGAAGCTGCGCGCGCCGGGGAAAAGGGCGTCTGGGGCGCGATCATGCGCAGTCCAGCGCTGGCGTGGCTCGTTGGTGCCGGAGCTACCGTCTGGGCAATTCTTGGCGGCCACACACCCGGCGCCGGCCAACCTTAAGGAGAACGCAATGAGCAAATGGCTGATCGATGAAGCGCACAGCTGGTGGCGCTTCTGGAGCATCCGCATCGCCGCAATTGCCGCAATCGTGGCCGGTGTGCTGACCGCGCATCCTACCCTGCTGCTGGGCTTGATCGGCTTCTTGCCGAACGGCATCTGGCGCACGGCGCTGGCCGCGGGCGTCTCGCTGGTGGTGTTCGTTATCCCCACGCTCGCGCGGCTGTGGAAGCAAGGAGGCGCGAACGATGGCTAAGGCCCCCGCTGAAACCAATCTGCCTGTGGGCGCCTCTGCTGCCCGGAAAGGCAAGATCACGCTCGCATCCATCGTGGGTGCCGCCGTGGCCGTGGCGCTGGGCATTGCAGTGCCGCAGGAAGAAAGCGGCCGGAAAGTGGATGCGACTGTGGCTGATAGCGGGGAACTGCAGATCCGCCACCTTTCCGGCAAGCAGTACCTGAAGGTCTATCTGGACATGGTGGGCGTGCCCACTGCCTGCGATGGGATCACCACCTGGCGCGGTAAGCCATTGCTGCAGGGCAAGACCTTCACCGAGGCGGAATGCTCGGCCATGCTGGAAGAGGAACTGGTGAAACACGCCAGCGCCGTGATGGCCTGCACGCCTGGGCTTGCGCTTTCTGACAGCCCGGTTGCCGAGCGCCAACGCCAAGGTCCTCGCTTTGCCGCTGTTTCACTCGCTTACAATGTGGGGACGAGCGGCTATTGCAAATCTACTGCCAGGGCGCGCTTCAATGCTGGTGACTTATCCGGTGGTTGCGCCGCGATAACGTGGTGGAACAAGGCTGGTGGCAGGGTGGTCAAAGGCCTTGTCGCCCGTCGCGCGCGGGAGGCGAAGGTCTGCCGCGAAGGGCTGGGGGTGCTGTGATGACCTGGCTGGCCACTCTGCTGCGCAAACCCATCGCCTGGGCCATCGTTGCTGCGCTGCTCGCTCTCGGCATCTGGTGGCTGGTTTCCACCCTGCTGGGCGGGGCCACCGCCAAGACCGAGGCCCGCTTGGGTAAGAACACCGCTCAGGCGGCCATCCAGAGCGGAAACGACGCCGTTAACACCATCGGCACCCAAATGGCCGGAGAGGCCGCCACAGACGCCCTTACGCGGGAGAACGCCCATGACATTCGCAATGCCCCCGGTGCCAATGCGCCGGTTGATCCTGCTGCCCATGCTGCTGGCATCCGCAGCCTGTGTAAGCGCGCCGCCTATCGTGAGCGCCCCGAGTGCCTGCAGCACGCTACTGCCCGATGAATGGCGGCAGGGAGTGCCCGGCGCCGATCTTCCGCAGGGCGAAACGGTGGGCGACTGGATCGCCTTTGGCGATGCGCAGACCGGCCAGCTCGACAAGGCAAACGACCGATACCGCGCAGCCGTGGGCATCGTGGAACGATGTGAAGAAAGGGACCGGGAGGCGGTGAAGCGAAGCCGCCACAAGTTCCTGGGAGTATTCTGAACCATGCCCGCAACCCCTACCCGCATCGGATTCATCCTTGAGGAATACCGCAAGGTCGTTTCAGAGGATGCCGATGTCCGCGCCGCGTTCGGCAATTCAGCGCGCGAAAGCGAAGACCCGGTCGAGACGTTCTTCGACAGCACTGCAGATGCGCAGATCATGGCCGATGAGAGGCAGGCACTGCTGGGCGTTATCGGGCGCCGACGCTTCCGGGCCGAAATGAACGGGACCGACGAGATGGCCGCGATTGATTACACCTCCGGAACGATCCCGAATGGATGGCTCACCTCTGACCGGCATGATGTGAGCCGCAAGGTGCTGATCGCGGAATTCGGCTTCGACTTCGCCAAGCAGGATTCCGCCGCAATGGTGTGGGGCTGACATGACGATCCGGAAACCCTTCTTCGTCGTTCCGCTCGAACTGGAAAATGTCGTCACGGGCAATGCGCGCGGTGGCCATCCTGCAAAGTTCCTCGGCCGTCATATCGATCAGGGCCTGACCTGGCGCACCAGCGGCGCAAGCAATGTCTGGGCTCGGGGCAATTTCAGCACGGCCAAGGCGATCGACTTCTGCTCCGTGATGCTGGCCAACGCTTTGCCCGGCACCAAGATCCGTCTGCGGCTGGGCAACAGTCAAGACGATGTTGACGGTTCGAGCGCGCCCTATGACAGCACGGCGCTGGACTTCATCAGCCCATCGATCACGCGCGAGGACGGGCTCTACCACAGCCATCTGGAACTGGACGCGGTGGAAACCGCGACGTGGTGGCGGATCGACGTCACTGGCCATACCGGCGATTTCGAAGCATCGATGCTGGTGCTGGGCGAGAAGATCGAGCCGAGCCACTACTACAATTTCGACTATGAGCAGGGCGTGGAGGATCTGGGCAATGCCGGGTTCACGGAATGGGGCGTGCCGGCCGACACCGATGGCCTGATCTTCCGCGTCATCAATTTCACGCTGGGATGGCAGACGCGGACCGAGATGGAGGCGAAGTTCCGCCCCATGATGGAGAAGCTGGGCATCCGCAGGCCGGTCTACCTCTGCTTCAATCCAACTGCCACGACCGCGCGGCAGGCGCACAGCTATCTGGGCCGCATGAAAAAGCCGCCCTTCGCGCGAGGCAGCCGCCACCCGCTCTACATGGTGCAGGAGTTCCAGATCCTTTCCGTGGCCTGAGATCGGCCGAGGGTTCCTCTCCCCCTCGGTGCGAGGCAGGGGCGGCGTGACGGGCACGCGCGCCGCCCTTGTTTGCCATGGTAGGGGTGCGATGGTATTGGGGCGGTGCTGCGGCGGCGCTGAAAGGCAGAAGCGCAGGAATGGAGAACGCGGGTGCAATTCCCGCCCTTGGGCCATATATCCCGGGGCTGGCTGATGTTAGAAATGGCGCCATTCTGAGACTGACAATAGCGCGAGTGATCATAGCGTTACGATAGGAGCCGGAGTAGCGACCGGCCCGCAGCAACCAGCAGCAGTCGTCAAGAATTACTTGACTACTCCCCCAGCCATCTCATTACGCGCGGCCTGAGCCAGAAACGCGCTGCGGGTAAGCCCGCGCTCCTCTGCAGCGGCATCGATCGCCGCAAGCGCCCCTCCATCCATCGAGATATTGGCCCGCACCATCTTTCCGCTGTTGCGGATCAGCGGCACCGAGACGATGAACGCTCCGGCTGCCAGATCATCGGCGTGTGTCGCGCGCACCTCGTCGAGCCCAATGGGCACGCGCTCCCCTTCCCCCTCAAGCCATAGCGCCAGCGCCTCGACCGCGTTCGGCACGATCTCGTCCTGCGTATCGGCTGCGGAGAAGCATCCGGGCAGGCCGGGGAACGTCACGCCGTAGGCCGAGCCCGGATCTTTATGGACGATGGCGAAGTGGTAGATCACGGCTCAATTCCCCCGGTAGGGCCCCTTCCCGCTTCGGTAAGCCGGGATAGGGGTGGTGCAGTTGTTTCAGTCTCATCGAGATGCTCGCACTCATCAAGCCCGACGCATTCAATTGCAGCACCTACTCGGGAAAGCGCCGCTCCGATTTTTCCTGCAACCTCGTTCATATCCATTTCGACCATTCCAAACCCGCATAAGGCACGTTGAACAGCCTGAGTGGCTTTGCTGGCTTCACCCATTTCCCTTCTCCCTCTCAAGGCGCGGGATGGCGATGAAGTCGTCCTCGGCCTCAAGGTCGCGGATGCGGACATCGTCATGCCCGGTCGCGCGATACATTCCCGCGATGTGTTCGGCATTGGCCTCGCTCTTCGCGTAGGCGACCCACATGGTCTTAAGACCGTTTTCAACGGTTGTTGCTCGGATCAGGAACATCACGCACCTCCCAATAGCCATCAGCAAGCCCTAAACAGCTTGCCCTTTCTTCAATGCTCATTGGCTCAAACAGGTCGAGAAACCTCGCGTCGCCTTCGGTCAGTTCATCCGCAAGTGACCTGCAGAACGCGATGTCATCATCATCGATATTGAAGTCGGCAAGGATGATGTGCAGCGCTCCGAATTCGTTGAGTTCGGCCGCCATGGCTGCGGCCTGCACGATTTCAGGGGTGTTCAGCTTGGGCGAGCCCTCCTGCGTCCAGCAATCCCAGCACATCACGCCACCTCCTGCCGCAAATCCCAGCCGAGTTCGCGTACCATGGACCTGGCCCGGTCGGCCCACTGGAAATGCTCCATCACCGCGAAATGCGCGGCCTGGATATCAGCGGTAGGGTCCACGACCAGCACGCGGCAGTCCTCGAAGCCGTCCTCGCGCCCTGCCGGTTCGCTGAATGCAGCCGCCACCAGAGCGCCGGCCTCCGTCTCCCATAGCTCCAGCGAGATCAGCAGCGGATCTGTGCCGCGCGTGGTCCATTGCGTGTCGGCCAGCATCCTTCCCCTGAAACATACGGTAGGGCCGCGCGGCTGGGGGATTTCCACCTCATCGAACCCCGGCACGCCTTGGTCGCGTGTGGCAACACGAATGAGGTTCTTTTCCGCCTTGCTTAGAATGAGCTGGACCGCATTAGGATTGGCCACTGCTGCACTGGCGGAAGCCATCGATACCTTCTCAAGCGCACCAGAGATCCGCGCCCACAACGCTTCCGCCTGTGCCTGAACCGTCTCATTCTCCTCAATAATGCCACTCACGAACTTACCTCCCCTTCCTCGCATCGCACGGTGATGTTCCAGTATTTGAGTTCCGGCATATGCGCCTCATGGCCGCACATCAGCCGCTGCATCAGGTATCCGATCAGGCGCGGGTCGGCGCCGCCCTGATCGAACACATCGGTGTCGCCCTCGATGACGATCCGGTATTTGCCCTTAAGCTGCATCGATCGCGCCTCCGCTGATTGCCTCGGTAGGGGTGGTGTTGGATTGAGCCGGTAGGGTGGCGTGTTTCTCGGCAAGCCATTGTTCGTAAACACGCATGTGCATCTGATGCATTCGGCGCTTCATAATTTCGAAGCGAAGATCGGCAATTGCCTGCGAAAATGGCGAGCGTGCTACATTCTTGCCGTTGGCCTGAAAGTATAGGCGCCAAGCACGTTTCCATTTTCTCGGCTCGCCAATCATCGCAAGGCGCAGCATTTTTCCGGTGATGGTCGGATTACAGGCCCGATAATCTGCCGCCAGCAAATCATATCGGATTCCGAAAGCATCACTCATGCGGCTAAGCAGGGCGTCCTGAAATTGACGATAATCGCTCACGCTGCCCTCCTGAATTGCTCCACGCGCTTGACCTTCTGCCACGCGCCGTTCCGATTGCGCAGATAGGGCGCAGCCGGGTCTTTAAGCATGATCCCCTCACCGCCTGATCCCCATACCCGACAAGCCGCGTCGCGCACGTCATGCACGCCGAATGCCCAGCCATGGGGCAAGACCTTGACCGCTTCCCGGCCCTCGTCCGCGCCGCGACTGCCGGGGCGCCATTCCCATTGCAACGAGGCGTCGGCCTCGACCTGGGCGGCAAGGCTCTGCAGCCATGCCTTGCGGCGCTCCTGTGGCCATTCCCAGCCCCCTCGCACCCAATTGACCATGGGCACCACGTCGAAGGCGTAGAGCAGGCCCGCCTCGCCTCCGTGACGCCATCCGCGTTCGCACCAGTGTTTGGTCGCATCAAGCGTGCCATCGACCTGAAATTCGCCGTCGATCACCAAGGGTTGGCCCGCGACGCGCTCGAGTAGGCCGAGACGGTGGACGATGTGCCCGGTTCCCTCGATAGGGTGTCCGTTGCGTGTGTAGAGCCTGGGCTTGCCATCAAGGCCGCGCATGTAGAGCGCGCGCCATCCGTCACGCTTTTCCTCGGCCATCCAGCCACCGGGCAGGATCGATCCCGCCCATGTGCTGGCGAGCTGGCAGAGTTCGGTTGGAGCCGTCATGGCTTGAACGCGAAGCTAAGGGCTGCGTTGTCTACCTCGCGGCCCAATTCAATCCATTGCTTGCGCGTGACTTCGCCTGATGGATCTGGCTCAGCCTCGACATATCCCGGACCGTAACAGCAGGGCCCTTCCAGATAGTCGAATTCAGCGCCCTCATCCTGGGCGTTGATCAACATCCAGAGTTGCAGGCGGCGCATGATCCAGCCTTTGAAGCCGGGGCGGCGCTTCAACAGCAGCGGCTTGGCGTCGAGTTGGTGAATCGGCCATGCCTTACCGCAAGTCTGGCAGTGTTCTTCGGTCATCGTCATTTCCTTCCTCTTGCTCTGTTCAGCGGCCGGGCGAGCATGTCCGGCGCCGCATTGGTATCACGGGTAGAGTATGCGTCGCAACGGCCGCTGGATTTCACCGGTAGGGGGTCAGGCAGGAAACTTGATTGGCTGCCCTGTCGCCAACGCCTTTTCAGCCTCCCATATCGCTTTCCAATCCTCGCCATTGTCAATCAAGCGCACCTTTTCCGGATCGGTGAAGCCGATATATCGCGCTCGTTCCATGGCGCTGGCATAATCAGGCCGACGCAGCATAGCGACGCTGCAACCTTCGCGGATGATCCATCGGGGAGGCTCTGGCGGTATAATATCGGATTGCCTTGTCATTATGCTGCCTCCGCCAGAACAGGGGCACCAAAGTCAAATTCAGCCGTTCTTGTGCAGCGCTTCGGCGTTCCAATGATCGCTAGCACCTCTTCGCGGGTGAATTCCTCGCCATCGTGCTCCGGGTGCCAGAATAGGCGGTCTTCCGGATCGACAGTGGGCCATTGAGCGCTTGAGCCACAGGCGGGGCAGGCAGCCCCGTCAGGCCAGCGCGCCGCCTCGAAATAGAGACGGGCGCTTTCCTGATCGGGGAACCGCTGGAACAACTCGAATGTGCTGATGGAGGACTTGCTCATAATGCAACTCGCAACTCGCACGAGTGAAGGCGAGCCATGCGCTCGCCTTCTTCCTTCGCCCGTTTGGCGCTGCCAAAAACAAGGCAATCCATATCATCATCAAAAGCGATCATAACGCAGAACTTACCTTCAAAAGCGTCAATTTTAACAAACCTTGCCATCGTCTCGGCTTTCGTGAATTCGCGTGTCATCGTCTCAATTCCCTATGTCCTGCCATCATCGGGCGCGGGGCGGACAGGTCCCACGCGACGGGGCGCACAACGGCGCCCCGTTTCGGCTATACAAAGAGGTTGACCGGAAGGGTAAAGCGGGCCGCCAGCTGGGCCGCATAGGATTCCGCCTCTTTCAATGTGTTGCGGTCGGCGATGCACATGGCCCCGCGCAACTCGTTCGGATCGTTCGCCCATTCGGGGGTGAAGTGGAAGTAAACGCTCCACATATCGCCGGGCTCACCGTCGCAACGCTCCACCCCGTCGCCAAGGTCGCGGCAACCCGCTACCTCTATCGCGTCAGCAATCGCGCCCAGTCGGGCTATCTCTGCTTCCTCTTCGGTCCAGTTGTAAGGCAT